TTCGGTTTACTCCGAGCAGGACGTTCAGGCTATCTCCCCGACCTTTTTGCACCTACTTGCAAGCTTGGGTTGTTGCGGGGTTACGTCTCATATCGAGAATCATCCCGGAGCCCTAGGCCTTACAGCCGATCTTGAAGTCATTCACCCGATGGAACTCATCCCATTCCCCTCCACTGACGGCGACCTCTCCAAGCAGCGGGGCCTTGGCCGTGAATCCTACGTCCCCCTCGCTCGCCTCGAAGAGAAGTTCGGCAAGGCCAAGATCGCCGCCAAGCTCGACCAACTCTATGGCTTCCAAGTTCAGACGGGCCAGTCCCCTGAGAGTGCCGTCGGAACCCAATCAGGTAATTCATATTGGACTTCCGAGGGTCTCGTGACTCGTCCATCTGCGACGGGTAACGCAGCCCTCTCAGGCGAGAACACCAGCTTCACCTCCTACATCAGGGTGCGTGAAGTGTGGCTGGATGGCCCCCGAGGCACTTGCTCACGCAAGATCACTGTCTCCGGCAAGGTCGTCCTCGAAGACCTCGACTTCAAGGGCGTCGAAGCCTACTGCCCCATCGGCATGGCCCGCTTCATGGAAAACGGCACCTTCCACGGGGCCGGGATGTACCATGTGCTGTGGTCGGTTGTTCGTCAGTTGGAACTGATGAACAAGACCCTCTTCAACGATGTGATCGACGACGACAAGTTCGGCTTCCTCCTGATTCCTCAGGGCTCCGTCAACATGAACCAAGTCATCAAGCCCACTGACGGTGGTGGCTTGAAGCTGTTGCCATGGGAGTACGACCAGTTCAGCGACGTTGGGGCCAGACCCTTCCACGTTCAGCCGAAGGCCATGTCCGACGCCCCCACTAGGGCAGCCGTCTACGCCTCCCAGTATCTGGACAAGCTCAACCCCCTAGTGGACATCATCCGTGAGAAGGGTCGCGTCGATTCCGAACGTGGTCTCGCCTTCCTTCAGGAGCGAGTGGATCAAGCGATGACCAGCCCGACTAGGGGAGTCATCAGGGCCTTCGGCCAGATGTACAAGGCCGGTCTGGCAAGGGCCTCCTCCCTGATTACCGAGAATCCAACCGCCATTCCCGTCACCAAGCTTACTCTCGATCTGGCTGGAGCCGTGATCGACTGGAAGCGGAACGAGGTCAAGTTCCCAGACAACCCCCTACCCTCCGTCACTCGGCTGAAGTGCAGGCCCAAGCTCACCGGAGCTAAGTCTGTTACCCAGCGAAAGATGGAGGCTATGGAACTCCTCACCAACCAACTGGCCACTCCACTCCAAGTTAAGCTGAAGGCTATTGAAGAGGGATGGGACTTGGCTATGTGGATGGACACGGAGATTGCTGGTCATCAGTCCGGCATCCGTAACATCCTCACCCTCTACAATGACGGCATTACGCCGGGCGAGTTAGAGGAGAACCCCAACTACGTCAGGGCCGACATCCAGCAGATGCTGGTGGATTCCTTCATCGGATCATACAAGATGAAGGTGGCGTCGGTGGACGTTCAGAACGAATTCATCGCGTATCGAGAGTTTTTAATCCAGCAGAATGGACGTACCATTCCTGCTCCATATAGTCCTGATGATGCTGCGGTCGCTATGGGCGGTCAGATCGCTGCGTTGCAAGCCGCTAGACCCCCAATGCAAGGATAACGAATGCTTAATGGAATCCGCCTAGACCCCAACGCATCTGAATCTTCAGCCGGTGGGTCTCCCACCCCGGAGGTCAAGACTCCGACGGAGATCGAGATCGGAGGTAATAAGTACACCCCCGAGCAGATTGCCGCCAAGTTGAAGGAGTCGGAAGATGCTGCTTCTGACAATAGGACTCTTTTTGATCCTACTAAGAGTGAATCGGAGAGAGAGGGGGCTGCAAGGCGACACCTCTCCCGTCTCGGTTACAAGAAGGATCAGATTGATTCTTGGGTGGCTACGAACATTACGGGAGAGGCTGAGGTAACAGAGGAGGTTAAGCCTCCTGTCAGTCAGGGGGATAACACTGAAGTAGCGGACTTGAAGAAGCAGGTGAATAAGTTGAGGGGTGCGAACCTCAACTCAGCCTTCAAGAATGCTCTTGACAAGACGCTGTTGGAATCGAGTGAGATCAAGAGTTTGCTTAACGCGGCTACTCGCTTGAGGGGCGAGAAGGAGGTTCCTAAAGTTAGGGATCGGATCGCTGAGTCGCTGAAGCGGGAAGCACTTCGAAGGATTGATCTCCGAGTTCGGACAACGGGCGAAGAGGTGTCTGAAGAGTGGCTTGCTGATGAGGTGAGTCAGGCGGTCAAAGAGGTGGTGGAACAGCACAGTGCAGTAATCGGTGATCCCTCTTCAGTGGGGCGGTCAACGGAAACAAGCACATCGACTAATCCATTCGCCAACAGGAAGAAGGCTCCCCCGCCAGTTGTTGACGGGAAGAAGTCTCTGGGAGAGGTTGAGTCAGACGCACTTGCGTGGATGACCGATGGACTCTCCGAGTGGGCTTCTCAGGTGCCGAGTAAGGGCGAAAGTAAGGTCTAAGACCTTTGGAGATTAAGCGATGGCTGCAACTGTGAACAGCCTCTTTGATACCAACCAAAAGCGTATTGAAGAGAGGCTGAGCAAGACAATCGAGGTGTTCCTCGCACAGGCTGACCCTGTGTGGAGGGAGACCGCACTGAGTGCTACTGGTGTTGGTGGCGTGGATAGTCTGGGCCGTGGTATGGAAGTGAACAAGCTGTTCCTTCCGGCGACGGCGGGTGTGATCGAGAGCGGTGGTCCGCGTGGCGACTGGACTACGTTCGGTGACGATGTGGCTCCCACGAGCTACGGTGGCGTACTCAATACGCAGGGCGTCAGCCGTACGTTCCCCAGTGCATTGGAAGACCCCAGCGGTCTGCCGATCAAGCTGCGTGTGCCCATGCGGTCTCTGATTACTACGATGAAGATGACGATGAGCGAGAAGCAGGCGGAAGCCTTGCCCGCGTTCATCGGTCAGGTTACGGCCCCGAGGCTCGTGGCGTTTGCCCGAAACCTCAGCCGTCGCCTGTGTTCTTCGTGGTATTGCAGCCAGTCCGACAACTTCCGGTTGTGCGGCCTTGGTGCAAGCTCGGGCACTGAAGCGTACACGGTTGACGGTACGAACAAGTTCATCAAGTTCTATCCCACGAACCGGGCGATCAGTCGTCTGGCTAGGGGTGATAGGGTTGATATCTTCCGCGACTTCTCCGGCACCCCCGTTCGAATGAACGACACCAACGTTACTGCTGGTGGTGTGGTTGCTGGTGACGCGGCTGGTCAGACGTTCAGCACTCGCATCAAGGCCTTCATTACGACGGTCAACAAGATGCAGGGCTACGCGATTGTCCAGTTCGACCCGGCGACTGCTGGTGCGAAGTTCACTACGACCGGCTCGCTGGCTACTGGCCAGCTTAGCTCCACCAGCTATGTGGTGTGGGCGAACAGCACGGTTGGTGGTGCAGCGTTCACGGATATCCCCGGTATCCACTCGTGGATGAAGTTCGGTGGTTCCACGAACCCTGAGAAGAGGCTGCTTGGTGCAGAAGCCCTTGGCACTGAGGGTGACGGCATCATCAACGTTGAGACGTACCCGGAGTTCATGTCCTTCTACAAGGCTGTGAACAACGTCCTGACCGAGCATCGACTGAACCTCTACCTCGATCGCTTCATGGAAGCGGCTGAGGATGACGGTCACTTCCTTGACACCCTTGTGACCACGCAGGGCGTTATCAGGGCGGCGGCTGCTCAGCAGGAGGCGAGGATGATCCTCGATCGTACCGGCAGGCTGGCTTCGCTGGCTATGCAGGGCGAGGATGGTAAGGGTATGGTGCATCACCACGGTGGTCGTGAGTACATGCTGCACACCTCGCGGTGGGCAGAGTACGGCACGCTCATTGGGTATCGCAGGCAGGGTAACTGGACGCGGTACACGCCTCCGGCTACTCCGGGTTCGCAGAGCATGGCGGGCGTCGAAGCGGGTATCCCCTTCGAGTTCCTCGTGCCCTCGATCACGGGTCTGCCTACGACTCAGTGGCCGGTTTACCTGAACGGTGAACTGACCGATGTGAGTCAGATGCCCGGCCATCTCAGGATGACTCTGATTCCTGAGAAGCAGGTCCGAGGCCTCAAGCTTACGGGTCTGACGGAAGACCGTGTGCTGTCCGATCCCACGAGCTAATCGCTGGGATGATGAGTAGAATAAGGGGCGGTCCTAACGGGCCGTCCCTTGTTTTTAGGAGACCCGCCATGTCTATCAAGGTTCGTTCGGATGAAGTGGCCCGGATGTACTCAACCGCTGGTTGCATCTACAAGCCCAAGGTTCACATGATTATCGAGAACGACTGGATCAGGTGTGCCCGCCGCCACACCCACCGGCCAAACCTCTTCCTCTATTACCACCGAAAAGCCCGTAATTTCGTCCTTGCCCACTGGGTCGTCAGGCCCAAGGAAGGCAAGGGTCCGGGCTTAATGATGGAGTTGGAAGTGTGGGCTAACGGCACCCCCAAGCCTACTATTACGTATGTGAGGGCTCGCTGCAAGCCGATCACAGACATTATGAAGGACTACGACAAGCAGATGGCTGCTGAGGCGTACGAAGAGACGATCGCCCAAGACGAGACCGAGATTCAGAGGAAGGACATCATTCGCTGGCTGGACAACAAGGGCCTTCGCTATCAAGAGTTGGCAGATGCAATGAGGTCTGGTGAGATGGAGTTTGTCGGAGACCGCGAGGGAGGTAAGCAACTCCAAGCGATGAAGGAGGCTCTAAGCTAATGCACAGTTCAGGATCACTCATCAGAGGTGCTGTCGAAGATATCCGAATGCTTCTCAACGAAGCAATTCTCGACAGCAAGTATTCAGACCAGTATGTGGTCCGCACTGCTTTGGCTCAGGCGATGGCCAATCTCTTCTCGAAAACCAACCAAGTTGCCACTGATCGTGTCTACATTCGAATGCCCATCTCCATCGTGGCAGGTCAACAGTATTACGTGTTGCCTCCGTGTGTCGAACAGGTTCACTGCATTCGCAAGTACGACGAAGACGGTAACTTGATCTGGGACTGGCGTCCTCGCTCCCAATTCAACGGCAAGGGTCCGGCATGGTCCCTCCAACATCGAACCCTTAGCCTTCTTCCTCTTCCCTCAGAAGACATTGACGTAGAACTTTGGTACACTCCAAGTGCCCACATCAACATGCACTACGCTGAGGACGGAGAAGTCGTCTCCACCACCACCCCCCAAGAGATGACCCTCTCAGCTACCCCTTTAATGGGCCTCACCGGCAAGGGTGAGAACGAGTACGTTGGCTCCGTTCTACGCAGCCTAGACACTACTCACGCTGAACGGTTGATCTCTGCATACAACCCAATCTCTAGGGTGGCCACCCTTCGCAATCCTCTTCCTTCGCTGTCTCTGGCGACTGACTGCATCTACGAAGTGGTGCCCGCTGGGCTCAGCCACTTCTGGGCGGCAGCAGCTTCGCTTGCGGCTCTCAGGCTTGGGATCGGTCGAAAGATTGATGGCACCCACTACGGCATGATCGTTGCTCAACACAAGAACGATCTGAAGGCTCTCCGCGATACGCTGTCTTCTATGGCTGGCCGATTCCCGAGTTCGATGGATCAGAACACGATCGACAACCCAGACCAGTCTTTGCGGTTCGAGCGTTCAGATGCCTAAAGATACGTCAATGCAAGGGCCGTACCTTTGGACTAGGTACGCTGAAGACTTCAATCCCACGCGGGAGCAGTCTCCTAATGTCGTTGACGGTCGCAACTCTTTCGGCATTCGCAATCTATTCGAAGGAATTCCCCTCAAGCTTCCTCTCCCCCTCGAATTCCTCAAGGCCCTTATCGACGGCCTCATCACCCCCGTAACGCCCCCCACCAACACCGGGACCGGTACAGGAACCGGTAGTGGCACAGGTACGGGAACAGGGACTGGAACAGGCACAGGGACGGGCACAGGTACTGGCACTGGCTCTGGCACCGGAACCGGTACTGGAACTGGAACGGGCACGGGGACTGGTACGGGATCAGGAAGTGGTAGCGGCACTGGCACCGGTACTGGAGGTGGCTCTGGTACCGGCACAGGGACTGGTACTGGTAGCGGCTCTGGCGGTGGTACTGGTACAGGTAGTGGAACAGGAACTGGTACAGGTACAGGTACTGGAACAGGCACGGGAACTGGTACAGGGACGGGCACTGGAACGGGTACTGGTACGAGCAGTGGTTCGGGTGGTGGAACTGGAACGGGCAGTGGATCAGGCTCGGGTACGGGTACAGGTAGCGGATCGTCGTTGTGTGCTGGTTGCACGTATGCGTTCGAGGGCGATCCTAGGCTGGCGTGTATGCCATACAACGCAGCAGGCTGTGCATTCTTCAATGGCGATGCGAGCTTGTGTGGGCTTGAGGGAACGCTCTGCCCTTCTTGGTTCGATGATCCCACTTGCGACGGGTCATTGAATTGTCCCGGATTAGGGCAGCCCGGTGGCTGCAACCCGTGCATTGCTGGTGAGCCGAACTGTCCTCACATGTCGATAAGTTGCTGCTATGATGATGGCAGTAAAGTTGTGAAGCCGCCAAGATCGTGCTGCTTCTGTCCGTAGGAGATAGCATGGGTTGTCCATTCCGCCAGAATGACCAATGCCAACTGATAAACGAGAAACTGGGATGGCCTCACGGCTGTCCCGCTTCTACTTGTGAGAAGTGCTTGTCGCTGGGAGGGCCCGGAGCCAAAGAGGCTGACGACTTCCGCGATTCCGAAGCAAAAAAGTGGGCTATACACGTAAAAGAGAACATTCACCGGGCTACTCCAAGCCACGTTGACGCTTTGGTTCGTCTCCACTTGACACCTGAAGAAGCCGCTGAGTTTCTCAAGCAGCCCGAGACTCAAGCTGCTCTGGGCAGGGTGGATTCGTGGGCTAAGGTGAAGCCTACGTGGGAGATGGCTGAGTCCTTCGTTAAGTCGATGGCCTCCAAGGGATTCACCGCTAAGAAGGTTGAGCTAACAATCAAGAACAAGAGGCACATCTCGTGCTTCGGAAAGGACCTAGATGGAAAAGTCGTTTCCCTACCTTGTCCGTCTCTTGCCTTATCCTCCGATGGAAAGTCCCACTTTTGCAACTCGTGTGGGTGTGGAGATCGTCAAGTCGCTCGTCTTGATGGCGTACCCTACTCCAAACTCGACTACCCCTACCTTGAGTGCCCCCGCAGAAGGCCCGGCTTCAGCAATGAAATAACTGAAGCCGAAGTGATCTTTGATGGGAGGGCTGCTGGGCTGGGAGACCTGCTTGCTAGCTTCTGGCTGTCTGAAGGCTACAAGCTGCAAGGAAAGAGTTGCTCTTACTACGTTGATGGTGACAAGAGTAAGAAGGAACTCTTGAAGATGTTCGGCATGAACGAAGTCTTCACCCTTCCATCAAGGCATGTTCAGATGGGCGGCAGTGCTCCCTACTACCACTACGAAGTATCAACAGACAAGGGAAAGAACAACAGGCTCGATGTGTGGGCCAGTCAACTGGCTGGTAAGCCCGTTCCTACAGCACCTAAGTTTCAGATTTCAGAGGAAGTCAGGAAGCTTGCTAGGGAGGAGGTGGCTAAGAGGGGCAAGCCATTCGTCATGTTGTTCCCCTTCTCTAACTGGAATCCAAGGCAGTGGCCCACCAACTTGTGGGTTGACTTGGCCTACACACTCAACCACCACAAGGTACAGACCGGCACCTTTGCCGGTAAGGATCAGCAGCACGAGATATCCCCATTCCCCTTTTACTATGCGGGATTCAATCTGACGTTCGTTGCAGCCATGATGCTTGAGGCTGATCTGGTGGTGGCGAACGATAGTGGGCCTGCTTGGCTTGCGTCGTGCTTGGGAGTGCCAACGATTGCGTTGATGGGCCCCACTTCAAACATCTTTACTAAGAGCCCTAACACCATGGAGTTGAGCCAGAAGCAACTGGCTTGCACGGGCTGTCACTTTGACGGTGGCCGGGGATATAGGGCGGCGTGTGATAAGTCGTGTCGATCGTTGCAGTTGTTGTCAGCAGAGGAAGTGTTTGAGGAGATTATGAAGTGCCTAGGGAATCCGACATACATCCGCACCGCCCGGAGGAACTCGCCCACCTCTTCACCTCAAACGACTCCGGTAGCACTGAGCATGAGTATCTTGAACTACTCCAAGGCCTTATCCGATCGCTCAAGCCCCGCCGCGTCCTCGAAACCGGAGCATGGGAGGGCATGGGCTCGGAATCCCTTGCGAAGGCTCTGGCAACGAATAAACGGGGCGTTCTCGTATGCGTGGACACGGACGCAGCGGCTCTCGAACGAGCGAAGGCACGAATCTCTAAGGTCAAGGGCTCAGAAGGCGTTGCCTCATTCGTTCGATCAGACTCCCTAGCCTTCATAGCCTCTTATGAGGGAGAGCCCTTTGACTTCGCCTTCCTAGACTCCGACCTCAATGTGAGGGGATTGGAACTGGACCTCCTGCTCAGGAGAGGCCTCTTGGTAAAGGGGGCTACGGTCTGCATCCACGATACTAGCCTGTCTAGGACTTGGCCTGACGGGGCTCTGGATGGCCGGACTGCTGACTTGAAGGCCCTTCTGGATACAATGGTATTGCAGAAACGGGTACTTCTGACTTTAGACTTTCCCCTAAGTAGGGGGCTTACCTTGGTGAGGGTGTAATGGCTGAGCTTAAGCCTCGGTGGCGGTTCGACATGCTTGGGGTTTCTGAGGACCGCCGGACGACGCGGATAGGCACCTCTTCCGATGCAGCCGCCCTGCTCGTCGGCATTGATGGCAACCTAGACGGCGGAATCCATCCATCCACCGGGTTCAAGGATGTAGTCGAACTTGAGTACGGCTACAAGGACGACGCCGCCCTGATCTCAAGCGGGGGCTACAAGGCTGGTGGTGTGCTGGCCGGTATTGATGGTGTCACCTTTCGCATCGGTGACTCCAAGTACGCCTATGGCTGGGTGTACCGTGTCCTCAACGACACCCAAGACAAAGCAGTAATCAGGCTCAAGATCAGGATCGGCTCTAGCACAACTTGGATCACCGATTACGATCTCTCATTTCCCAAGGGTTTGCTTGGGGGTGGAGAAGCCTATGCAGGAGAACAGTTCCATGTGCAAGTGTTCGGCAGGTTCGTATTCGTGCTCAGGGCTGGTAAGGAACCCCTCGTCTTCAACATCAACGAAACTTCCCCCGACGTATTCGAACTTATCGTCAGCACAGACACCGGTCCCGGCCCCGCCCCCGTTCTCGGAACTCCGACTATTAATTCAGCAGGTGCTAAGGTTACGGCGGGTGGTGGCAGAACGGCCAATCAAGATGTTACGCAGATTCTGACGGCCATGACTCCGCCGGGCACGGGCGACTCTCAAGCCCGCATCCTATTCTTTGGTTTCAGCAACGTGTTCAAGGTTAACGGCGGTGGGCCCGATCTCACCAACCCCTACCTCCACGTTCGCAATCTGCCGTCACCTAATCAGGCGGACGAGGCCTTGAAGGGACCCAGCGATCTGGGCTTGTGGGCAAGCCCACCTCAGCCCGATCCAGCCTTCGGCACCGTCGTCTGGTATCAGAACGGCGTCCCCGCAACCCCCATCTACACCACTCCCCACACAGAGTTCGAGGGGCTCGCCTACAACCGCTCAGCCTCACCCAGTGGGTCTCCCCAAGGTCTTCGCTATCCCCCTGTCTGGGCGTACCGTCTCTACGACAGTAGGACTGGACGCTTCTCAGGCTTGTCTAATCGCATCCAGCCTAATAGGGACATTTATGGGCAGGCGGGACAGGAGGAGACGGTGGGCACCAACTCGAACGGTGAGTTGGCTTCGCAGGTTCTGCCGGTGTCCTTCCCGATGTTCCAAGTGATCTACAACAAGACTAGGTATGACACCCTCTTCTTGTATAGGAGCAAGCTGAATACGGATGGCCTGTCGCCTGATGAGGTTGTTCTGTCTCTTGAGAAGCAGATCACGTTGTCAGACTACCACATTGACTCTCAGCCAGTTAATCCCGACTGGAAGGTGGCAGCGTACTTCATTACGCTGACGGACTCTGAGCTTACTCAGCAGCCTACGTGGACTGCGACGGCTGACTATCTAGAGGACATGCCCAAGGCTGGCTCTGCCCTTTCTTATGAGGGCACGATGCTCTTTGGTAAGATGAGCCAACTCGACACTAATACGAGCGGGCTTGGTAAGGTGGTGTGGAGCAGCTTGCTGGAGATCAGCCCTGAGTTGGTATCTCCTAGCGACTACTATCCGTTGTATACGCCTGATGAAGAGGTTGAAAGGTTTACTAGGCTCGGGCCGAATGTGGCTGGCTTTACCCGGTTGGGGTCCTACCTGTTCAGGAGGGAGACCCAATATATGAAGGGGATGGCCATGCACAAGGGCTTTGGCATTGTGAACCATAGGGCTGCTTGTGAGGTGGGCTCTGACGTTTACTTCATTACGGAATCGGGCCTCAACATCATCTCTTCAACGGGGAAGATGCAGGACCTTTCTGCCATCAATCACGTAATTCAGACTGAGTGGAAGGATGATCTGGCGTCGGTGCAGATGGCCTACGATCAGGCGGCTTCGGCGGTCTTCATCCTCAATCCAATTCAGTACAAGATCATTGTGTTGTGGTTGAAGAACTCTCGAATCTCTGAGTTCTATGACACGGAGTTCGACTTCGTTTGCGAGGCTGACTCTCCGCTTGATCCTGAGGTCTCGGGGAGTAGGTTGCAGAGGAGGGCTACGTTCGTTACCACCATAAGCCCTAATGGGGTGGACAAGTTCTGGCGTGTCTTTACCTACGACTACGCTAGGTCGAAGGATGCCCCACTCACTTTGAATCCGTCTGGCAATCTCATCTACACCCTTAAGAATGCTTTGAACTTTGATGTTGGCCAAGTCGATGTCAATGAGGCTATCGCTACGGGTATCGAGAAGTGCAGGCTGTACGTTCTAGAGGGGCCTTATGCAGGGGTCTCGCTGAGAGTCCTTTACAAGATTGACATTGACTCCATTGCTATTGAGGCGAGGACCATCTCGCTTCCGGCTGGCACTAGGTTGGGCCTGTCTCCTATGTTCGTGCAGTGGATGGGTCCCATGCTGGGGATGGAGAATGAACAGGGGATGATGTTTACGGGAAGGGACTTCAATGCCACCAGATATGTGGATGGTATGAGGTGTGCTTTCACGGACGTGACGAATGAATTCAGTGCCCCCTCGGACTTGATGAGGTATCAGGGGGCTATCTATTCAGGAACCAATACGCTTCCTACAGATGCTAGGTTCCCAACAGACAACCGAAGAGGGTCGGTACAGTCTTTGGAAGACGGGCTTTCAAAGTATGCTGTGTCCTTCTCTGATCCAACAGATAACACGTTTGATGCTAGGACGGGGGTGCAAGGAAACATCTTGTTCCCCTCAGTCAAGATTTTCATACCCGGTGTGGATTACACGTTGCTGTCTGTGTCTGTAACGGGTACTATTCGTAGTGAAGATGCAATGAGGCTTCGGGAGTAGCAATGGCACAGGACTTTGGCATCAATCTTTTCGACGGCATGAGTGTGGAACCACCCACCGTAGCCGACATTGAGGGCAGGGCTCGGGCTGCTGGCTATACCGTGAACAACGGTGTGGCTAGTAGGCGTGTTGGTAAGGGCCCTTCGTCCTATGTTGAGAACACTCCCGTAGCTGCACTTGGACTTGGTGGCGGCACATCAACCTTTCTGGATCAGGCCAGTTCCCTGTTGGAGAGGGAGACTGCTGCGAAGCAGAAAGCGGCTGATAGGCAGTTCGCTAGGAACAACGAGGAAATCTCTGGCTTCCGCTCATTCCTGAACGGAGCGACCAATGCCTTTGATAAGGCTACATCGGCTGCGTCCAGCGATATCTCCCAGTTGATGGGCAACATCGACAGCTTTGCCAAGGGGCAGGGCGATGATGTAAAGTCTGCAATTGCGGCGTTGATTGGTGGGGCCAAGGAAACGGCGAAGGCCGGTATTGCCGGGATTGACAAGGTTACTGGTAATATCTTGGCTACGGCCACTGGCGATGCTGGAAGGGCTGAGGCTGCTGCTAGGGATGCCGTTGACAAGTACAATACTGGCATTCAGGAAGATGTGATTAAGGCCACGATCGCCGGTCTTGATAGGTCCATCGAGAGTGATATTAAGTCGGTTCAGAACGGTCTCGGCCCCAACGGCACGAAGCTCAGCCCTGCTGAGCAGGCTGTGGCCATGAGACAGCTTAGGCAGGACAAGGGCTTGCAGATCACTCAGATGGCTGCCACGGTAAGGGCTCAGGCTCAAGGCGTGCTGGCCGGGCTTAGGACGAACGTGGCGAACGTTATCTTGCAGGCTAGCCAGACTAAGTTGGCTGCTGGTCAGACGGCCCTTGAAGGTGAGAAGGCGAAGGCTCAACTCAGCGGTGAGGTTACTCAGGCTAGGACTACAGGCCTTAGTGCTCTCTTGAATTCGCAGGAGGGACAGCGGGCGATGAAGTCGTTGTTCGCGGGGCTTGGCCAGTTCAAGGCTCAGCTTGGCAATGCCAACAAGTTGGCTTCAATGAACTATCAGTTGGAGGGACGTACTGCTCTTGCTGACATGGTGAGGAACAACCCTGAAACCGTTATCGGTGTTCTGTCGGCGTTCCTTGCGATGGGTGGTGTGGCAACGGCTCCGGGTGGCAGGAACATCCCAGCATTGAGAGGATTCTAATAGATGGCACTCCCATCCTTACTAACTGAAGATGTGCTTAGTCCTTCTGGCGTTCAGGCGGCTGGAGCCGTAGCTAGCAACCTTCAGCAGATTGCTGATAGGTCTGCTCAGATTGCAATGGCCAAGGCCAAGCTTGATGCTGAGACCAAGATTCAGCAGAAGCAGTTGGATGCCCAACAGAAGCAGCATGATGCTGAGTTGAAGGCTAAGGCTGACCAGTATACCCAGTATCAGGACTTCCAAGCCAAGGAAGCCGAGAAGCAGCGTGCCTTCGAAGAGAAGCAGAATGCTGAGCGGGAAGCCCTTGCCGACAAGCGGAACAAGGAAGTCTTCTCTAGGCAGGACGAAGCCATCAGGCAGGACAATGTGTGGAAGTCGAAGGAGCTTGAGATCAGAGCCAACAAGGCTCGGCTGGCTTCTGAAGAGGCTTCCAAGTTGGACTCTCAACTAGAGGAAACGTCGAAGCAGAGGGAAGCAAACCAAAAGAAGATTGCTGCTCTTGAGTTCGAGGTAGCCGTATCTGAGAACAAGCAGGGAGAGTTCGTCAAGTTCGCAACTGAAGAGGGTGCGGCATTGGATGCCAGCAGGATTGCAGCAGCACAGGCTATCACTGACGAAACAGTGAACGCCATCGTCAAGTCCCAGACAGATGTGGCTTCAGCCACTAAGAGTGGTTTTGCTGGAGTGGCCCAAGGCTCAGCAGAACAGATGCTTACTGGCGTGAGCCCTAGCATGGCTCCTGCGGTAGAACTTGGTTCACAGGCTGTGTCCCACATTGCGGATTGGCTTGGCCTTGAGTACGTTGATCCCGCTCACGCTAATGCGATCAATGATGTAGGTATGATGGCCAACCATCTCGTTAACAATCTGGCTCCGAAGCTGGCTGGCATTTCGCCTACAGGAACGGCTGCCGACATCCATGCCGGGCTTAGCAACTTCATGGCTAGTGCGGTGAAGGCCCAGCAGGCATTGGCTTCTGATGGGGCGATCAAGGGTGCTGACGAAGAGAAGATCATGGCCGAGTTCTCCAAGCACGCCGAGGCCCTTCAGGGTTTGATTGGTGCTGATGGTGTGCAGGCTCTGGTTAAGGGGCTTGGAACGGCCACTGGTACTTTCGATACGGTGACTGAATCAAAGATGTCTAAGGGTGAAGTCGCGGCCCGTAAGAAGGCGTTCAACGATCTTGGCAGGATCAAGGATGTCTTTGAGATTGCTAGGAATCAGGAGGGCTCCAAGCTTTCAGGCAGTGATTATGAAAGGCCCGTCTCAAAGGTGTTCGGCGACATTCTGAATGCCTATGCGAAGACTTCGTTCAACTCGGCTGACTTTGCCGACCAGTTGAAGAGGATCGGAGTGAAGCCTAGTCAGGTCCAGAACCTGATGAAGAAGCTGGAGGAGATGAAGTTTACGCCGCCTGAGGCGTTGGCTCAGAAGATGAAGGAACTTCAGGACCAGCAGGAAGAACTCAAGACCTTTGAGGATATGATCTCTAGGAAGACGACGAACAAGGCGGTCAAGGCTGGTGCCGATGCGGAGTTGCAGGGCATCTCTGAACTCAGGAATAGCTTGGGACTCTAATAAATGGCAACACCTCCTAACATCCCGTCTTGGGTCGCCAAGAAGAAGGCTGAGATGAAAGCCTTGGAAGTGGCCGACGCCGCCAAGAAGGCTGCTTCGCGGGCTGCCGATATCAAGCGGGAGATGGCTGCTCCACATGCGGCGGATGCTGCATCGAAGAGCGTGGTCAGGATTGGCTCCGTCGAAGCACCTGATGTGCTTGAAGCCAACATGAGCAAGGCCGTTGTTAGCCGATCGGGCGATACGGCGGGGGCTTTCAAAGTCATCTCTGATGAGCTTGACGATATTGACAAGACTCTTGAGGCGGGTAGGAAGGCTGTTGAGCGAGGAAAGATTGACAAGAATCTGACTGCTCGACTGAAGGATGCTCACGCTAGGCTGGCGAAGCTTGGGACTAAAGAAGTCCAAGACGCCGTGGCTTCAATGCCGAAGAATGTGAGTGAAGCCTTCAACGATAAGCTGTTGGGTTTGACGGCTAAGAAGGACAGGCTGGTTGAGGCTGGGGCTGAAGGTATCAAGGCCGCTAGGGAAGCTAGGGCTGCGGCTGTTAATCTGCCTAGTCCGATGGCTCCGATTGGGGCGGTTGAGAAGGCTCCTGTGGTTGCTCCTGCACCGATCAGGCCGGTTGGCTTGAAGGGTGCCGTACAAGCCGACAAGGCTGCCCAGACCGTAGAGGCCGTATCCGTAGCTGCTGGGTCTCCCAAGTCCGTTCAAGCCCCTGTTATTGCGGATTGGGTTAAGACTCCGGGCCCCGTTTCTTGGAACGCCAAGATGGGTGCCAGGGGTGATGTTGTGTCGATCATCGACGATCCTGTTACGGGTCGCCGTTATGGCCAGCTTGCGGTTGGGGCAAAGGAAAAGGCCGCGTTCGTTGATCTGGGGGCTATCCCGGCAAGGTCTTCGCCGGTCGGAAGGGCTAAGGGAATCATGGGCCTGCTGCCTCCCGGTAAGGGAGTGGCGGGTGCGGAGGCTGCGGCAGGCACGATTGCTGAAGTGGCTACGACCGGGGCTGAGGCTGCTGGGGCTGTGGGTGGAGTGGCTAGGGCTGCGTTGAAGGAGACTCTTGGCTGGAGGGCCAAGAGGATGGCCTTCAACGTGCTTGGCAAGAACGTCATTAAGGCGTTGCCTGTTGTTGGTGAAGTGTTGGCGGCTGCCGACATTGCCAAGATGGGCTACGACTTCACGGTTGGGTATAAGGATGAGGCCTCTAAACAGAGGGCCTTTGACGCCCTTCAAACGGCTGATAGGATGAGCCTGTCTCTTGAAGATGCTCAGCAGCAGACGCTTAGCGAAGGATTGAACCGACTGGATAGGACTAGGAGGGACCTGTCTCAGTTGGCTGATCTCAGCAATGTGAAGACCAATGTGCTTCTTAATCAGGTGCTGGACGGCAGGCAAAGGTCCGCTGGAAGGATTGCGGTGAGACTGCCTCCGACGGCTGATGAATTGATGGAGGCCATGAATTAATGTCAATTGGTAAGACCATTAAACACCTTAGCCATGCTGTCAGCACGATCCACAATGAGAGAGGCTTTACGGCCTTTATGCTAGACGGCACTCCGGCAAAAGTAGTTCAGGAAGAAGTGCCCGGCCTCGATCTCCTGACGGTTACGGACGAGGGAGAGGAAGGCAGGGTGGCAGGTCCTACAATCTATCCTAAGGATGTGCGTAGGTTTCTGTTCAATTGGCGTAACGACAGGCGATCGACTAGGGAGGGGGCTGTGTTAGTTACGGCCTTCGACAAGGACAGGAATGTCAGCTTCATAGGGCTTGCTGCATTGGTTCGTAAAGAAGTGGCTGACAGGATGATTAAGAGAAAGCCCTTGCTGGCTGTACTGGAGGTTTGATGGGAATCGCATCCGCACTAGGTAAATTCCCGTTATCTACCACAGCCTTGGGAATGGCTGCGGTTCCCGTTGTAGCCCCGGTGCTTAAGGCGGCTAACCCCCTCAATGATCCTTTTCAGGAAGCCGTAAAGAACGAGGTGGTTAATCAGGAATCGGGTAGGGCTATTGCCTTGAAGGCCGACCGGCTTCGGCGAAACATGGCGATAAATACGGCTAGGCTTGCCGCCCTAGACCCTAGGCTCTACAATGAGATATTGGTGGGGCGAAGGTTGCCGAAGGGCAGCGTTGTGTTTGGTGGGCAGCCACGTACCGATCTGATGGAACTTATGGCCTTGAAGATGTCTACAGGGGAAGTGGGCCCCCCACCGGACGAACAACAGTAGGAGATGAACAATGGCAGGCGATGGAAGTACGACAGTCTTTGACCCAACTAAGCTTCCGCATGAGTTTAGGACCCGAACCTATGGTCCCTTCAGCCATGCGGCTGGAAGCGGTGCTGTGGCTATTGGTGTGAATACCAATGTGCCGATTGGCGAATACTTTGACCGACAGCAGGTGATCGACAGCGTGAGCTTTATGATTGACGGTACGGTAGCGGCGGCTGCTCGTACCTTCCGTCTGGCTTATGCAACTGAAGGTCAGACATTGGCTCAGGCTGTGTCTGCCAATCAGTACATCACTTCGGCAGGTGACTTTGGGCAGGTTGGTTATGTGGCTGGCACCACGTATGCGGTGACGGTTGACACGACCATGAACCTTGTTCCGGCTGGATCAAGGCTCTTCCTTGTCCTCGGGGCATCGGCTGAAACCAGCCTTGCCGGGGCTCGAATCTTTATTCGCTATCGTTCCCTGTTGCGGTAATGGGCGTCCCCTGACTTGTTGGGCGGAGCAGGTTAGGGTGAGGGGGTTGAGGCCCCGCTCGAAAGGGCGGGGTCTTCCTTTATGGCAGAAACACCAATCCAACTTGGCAGTCGTCTTGAGCCTCTTACTGTCTACGACGCTCCACTTACAATTGCCACCCAGATATGGGATGGCGAGTTCTCCCCGTCGATAGCCGCCAAAACTTTCACAAGTCCTAACTCTCTCACTCCTAGCGAGCGAGACAGCTTGGCTCAACGTTTGTCAAAGGCGGCTGGTGATTCCAGCGTTGCCCGTGCAGCCGTTGGCGTCCTCACTAATCCTTGGGCTTGGATGCTCTTCCTCACTTCTCCTGTTGGGGAGAGGCCGGTAGCCGATCTATTCCGAATGGCCAGCCGCTTCTCCTTGTACGCAGCAGAGCGAGCCCCCGCCCTCGCATCCATTGGAGCCCTTACTAGCCAGCAGGCCTTGTTTGGATCGAGGGCTGGCCGAGCCATCTCTCGCTTCGTTAACGGCAAGGAGGAGATGCTCAGGTCTCCAGCCCTTATCGAGTACGGCGACGAACTTGAAAAGGTAATCAAGTCTAATGGGCTTGGGGCTAATGGCCTTGATTGGCGAGCCTATCCAGAAACCAGCATCGAGAGGCAGAGGGCCAAGGAAATTTCCTTCGCCCTGTACGCAGCAAAGAACGGCCTCAATGAGAACCGACAAGTCTACCGCACCGTGCTGGGGGATAATGGTCTCCCAGAACTTCAACTGATGGATGCCCCTGCCGAGGTGGCTGTCAATCCTCGTGAAGTCCTTAAGAGGTACGGAGCGGAAGGGCTGGTAGATAAGACGAACGCCCTGTTCAGGCATACGGCTGACAAGGTCTTCAGCGACCCTAGAGCTGTCACTCGCATCTGGGCCAACGCCCCTCAAGGAATCAAGGACCTGAACGCCAAAGAGATCGCTGGCAGGGCCATGGTCAAGGATGTGATGGGAGACCTTGCTGAGCGGGTTACGAGCGGGCAGATTACTGAGCAGCAGTTCTACGAGCATATCCAGAAGACGATCATTGATCCGATCAAGACGGACGGCAACTACATGCCGTTGAACGTCACCGAAACCTTCAAGGCTGGTAAGCGGGTTGATCCATCCCTTCACGGCGATGCCCGTTGGGCCGCAGCAATGAGGGCTGGCAACTCGACTACGCCTAGGGCTCCGGTTGCAGCGATGATGCACCCCGAAGACCTTCAGGAAATGGCCAACGTCTTGGGCACCACTCCCGCTCTGGAGTCCAAGATCAACCAAGCCCAAGGCATGTGGGACGAGGCTCTTAAGGACGGGAGTGCTGTAAGATTCCACCGCATCAATCCCATCCTAGCCACCAGCAAGCATGTGGATTCCATGGCCAAGACCTACGCCATGTTCGTTCAGGACATTGGCGATGGCGTTCGAGAAGTTGACAGCCAACTGGCCGGTAAGTTGAAGCCGTGGAACCTGCTTGACGAGAACGCCGCCTCTCACAGGCAGGCCATTGATGGTACTAGGGCTGGGCTGGACAAGACCATCAAAGAGATCGAAGGAACGGCAGCGGAGCCGAGGGGCGGCTTCTCTATCGCGGACGTTCTGTACGCTGACCATGGTGTTGCCCAGAACTGGTGGCAGCGAGACACCATTTCCAAGATTGTTATTCCTAGGCTGATGGGCAAGGTTGGCACCAGCAGCATGATGAAGCTGTCAATGGTGACTAAGGCCAAGGAAATGGCTGAGGCATTCACCAGCACAGCGGCAGCCACTCACATAGCAGGATCGGGAGAGCTTGGTTCCAAGTTTATTCAGGGCTTGAAGGACTACGCAGTCTCGACAGATGAAGCGTTTGAAGAGGGCGAGAAGCTACAGCGGTTCATCACGAAGACGCTCTATGGAGGGGCGTTGGGTTATAACGTGCCATCCGCGATCATCAACATGACTCAGCCCTTTGGGTTGGCGGCGTCGTGGGTTGGTGTAGATAACGTTCTCAAGGGATATGGGGAGGCCTTCAAGGAGTTTGGGGCCTACGTTGGAAAGAGGTGGGAGCAGGGCTTCAAACCGATCAGTTCCTATGAACGGGGTAAGCTGCTGAGGGAGACCCACAAGTTTGCCAATCACAATGGAGAGGACTTGCTGGAAGTGGCGGGCGATACGCTGGCCAACTTCGAAGGCAACATCATCAACTCCATGGCTGGCGAACACAAGATCAAGGGAAGGCTGTCCCGCATCTTCTTCGAGTATCCGATGGCCATGTTCAAGCAGGCCGAAGTAATCAATAGGAACGTGGCTGCTCATGCAACCAACTTCCGCAACATTGAGGCTAGGGCTGCTGGCACGGCGATTAGTGAGGCGACGGCGTCCGAGAACATCAGGAACGTTGTAAGGGAAACTCAATACGGCGGCCACTGGATGAACACGCCACAGGCTTTCATGCCTGAGGGAGCGTCCATGGGCCAGCGTGGATTCATTACGGGTCGGCTGTTTGCTAATCCGCTGGCTAGGCAGTTCCTCACGTATCCACTGAGGTCCTTCACTTCTTGGACGTACACGACTCCGAGGATTGCTGGTAGGGAAGGGATCAATGCTTTCAAGGGCTTCATCAATGATACAGCCCGAGGCATGGCCATCTCTTCCATTGGCTATGAGGCGGTCAAAGGATTGACCGGGTCAGACATTAGCAGGGCCGGGTTCTTCGCTGGCGTCACTGACATCATCCCCGGCGTCAGCCAAGGCAGGCTGGATGAGAGGGATGCCGGGTCTCCCATCCCCATGCCGCCCGTTGTCGATATACCACTTGATGTGGTTAAGTCGTTCATCACGGATGATGCGGCCCTGTTCGGTCACACTATGAGCCGGTTGATTCCGGGTGGTGTGGCATTAGGCAGAGCATTGGGTAGTGTCCCTGAGTTGCCGATGATGAGGTTCGTTGGGCAAAGCAGGTATGCTGACTGGAACTCAATGAACTCATTGGGGACTGTGCCGGTGTTCGATAGCACTGGTAATCTGATTGATATGAGGACTCCGGCCCGTCTTATCTTGGAGGGCCTTGGTGCTGACATGGGTGCGTTCAAAGATGAGACGCAGATGATGCAGTACCTGCTGAAGCAGAGGGATAACATCGTTGATTATCGCCGTGAATACATGAACATGGTTTACGGTGGAAGGTCGGATCAGGCTGAAGTGTTGGCTGGGGAGTTTCAGCGGAGGTTCAAGGTTCCTCTGACTGTGACTAAGGCCCAGTGGGAGGAGTTTGCAACTAGGAGGGGTACTCCTAGGGTTGAGCGGCAGTTGGATAGGATGCCTGAAGATGTGAGGGATCAGTACATCAAGACGGTTGGTGAGACGATTCCCACTGAGGACTTTGGCGTTAAGAACGCCGAGTTTATAGCGAAGACTAAGGCAGCCGAGAGAACCCGTGAACAGGCGTATACGATTGATCCTCAGGTCGCAGCTTATATCAGGAACCAGATTGCCAAGGGCAAGGCTCCCGGTCAGCGAAGGGCTGACACGCCAAGCGATTCTGACTGGGGCCCGTTCAAGGCCAGTGACTTTCACGTTTAAGGAACCGCCGGATGAAGATAACCAAGGTTGAGAAGAAGGGCAATGTCTGTAAGGTTCACATCGACGGACGAGCCAAGAACTTTGAATCGTGGCATCTTCTCCGGGCAGACGTTCACTTCGATTCAACCCACTGCAAGCATGATCTGGTAGAGAAGCACTTAAAGCAGGCTAGGGATAGAGGGGCTGGAGTCTTTGACTTCGGCGACCTCTTCGATGTCATGCAAGGGCCGGGCGACAAGAGGGGTACGTACGGTGACTTGCGGGCGGAAAATAAGCGAAGTGATTACTTCAACTCGGTCGTGGAAGAAGTCGCGGCTTTCCACAAGAAGTATGCGAAGAATCTGGTTTTCCAGTCTTACGGGAACCACGAGACCAGTGTCCTTAAGCGGACAGGCGTCGATCTCATTCGCCTCTTGAAGGACGAACTCAGTGGGTCTCCCCTGATCCTTGGGGGTTATAGTGGCTGGGTACATTTTGTCGTTCATCTCTCTAAGGGAAAGACGCAGACGTTCAAGCTTTGGTACATTCATGGGTATGGTGGTGAGTCAGCGGTCAATGTGGACATTGGTCAAGGCTACAAGCAGATGACCTATGTGCATGACGCGGACATGATTGTTAGCGGGCACACGCATCAGTCGTGGGTTAACCATAGGGTGTGGACTCGTACCATTGGCGATAGGGTGGTGCAGGGGGAGACCACACTGGTTAAGCTGCCGACCTACAAGGATGAGTACGAGGATGGGAAGGGGGGCTGGCACATTGAACAGGGCAAGTCACCTAGGCCTCTTGGTGCTTACTGGCTGCGGCTTGCGATTGAAGACGGCAAGCTCATCGGGGATGTTGTACGAGCCCGGTAACGATGCGTTAGACTGGCAATGCGACTGCTCCCTCTTTGCAGGGAGCATATGGATCGCTTTAGATGGTTGGCCAACTGATCTAGATGTCAGTCGGCGAAGAGTTGGTGGAACCTTTTCAGGAAGTATTTCTTAGAGGTGGCTGGGGTCCACGGGTCGATCTCTTCCTCGAAGGGTTCGACTTCGCAGCCCCAATCACGGGGGATGAGAAGGTCACGCTTTTCTGTGAAGAGCATCCTGTTGTCGATCAGTCTGGCAACGTCACACATTGGCCATCTGAATTGGAACAGGTTGCTGATGATGAGCATGAGGCGTTCCTCAGCCATCTTGTAGGATGTGGCAAAGTCTGCGTGATTCTTCAAAGGGCGGGGAAGGTCCATAAGGTAAGCCTCTGAAGCGTCGTGCATTAGCATGAGCTTGGCTAGATCACGGCCCACCGTACAAGAGGGGAAGGCTTGCTTCGCCAGTTCCGGGTCAACATCTTCAGCATAAATAGAAGCCAAGACAGAATGCTGGGCGACGCTGTAGAAGGCTCGCGTGTGGCCGGTAAAGCGGCACTGGTTGGAGAGGGCATGGGCTATGTCCTCAATGTTGATGTCTTCGGGTAAAGGGTTGAGGGGGTCGATTGACCCCCCCGAGAAGGTCTGGATTTCAGACTTTAGGATTGGCAATCTTATCCTCCTGAGCAGCGGCGTAGAAGAGAATGGCATAGTTGATTAGGTCCTCGACGGTGTCTTTGAGGGACTCGTCTTTGACCGCCATCTCTTTGTGGGTGAAGGTAGCCAGCCTAGCCACTTTGTCAGTGAGCCTGATGAGAACGGACTGAGGAAGGGTGCAGAGTTTGAGGTTCTTGGCGTGACGGAAGTTGGCCAAGGCATCGTGCAACTCTTGGTTGCCACCGGTGTAGTCGTGGTTCTTGGCCTTCATGGTTTCACGAGCATGGTTGGTAAGCTCTTCGTGAACCTCAAGCAGACCAGAGATGGTGATCCTAGCGGACGGGGCAAGCCCCTCCGACGCAATCTGAGCTTGGCGGAGGAGTTCCATGTCCTGAGGAGACCACTCCATTGCTTTCATCATCGAGGAGACCGAGGTTTCCGAACGTGATTGGCTTGAGTTGCTTGACATACTTCTCGTATTCCTCTTTCGTTGCTTTCACTTGGGGGTAATAGCTATAGGTTGCAGTAGGATTACGAGGAAGGAAGGACACGGCAACGTAGCAGGACCAGTTGACCGGATCAGACAGCCAAGCCTTGATGGCCGGAATCTCGTCCGGTTCGTAGTAGATTGTGCAGGAGACGTTGTGATCGCACCAAGATTCCATCAGCATGGCGTAGCGGTCCAACTGCTGGATCGCTGTTTCCTGCTTGAAATCTGTTCCATAATCCACAGGTAGGCATACGAGTGTAGACTTAGCATCGTCAGGATTAGGAGTGCTTGCGTAACCAGCTTCACGGAGAAGTGGGAGCATGGGGTCGTGGGGACCGAAGTTGACCCAATTAAAGATGTAACGACCAAGAGGCTGATGGAAACCATTCGGCGTATCCATGGCCTTACCGAGAGTGCCTGACGGCTTAACCGTCGTTACGGCGGCAGAGAAGCTAAGGCCAAGCTCTCTTGCCATAGAGTCAACTGCGACTCTAGCTTCCTCTCGGAGAACACTGAAGTCGTGAGAACCCAGATCGGTACGAGCAGCAAGGCCAGTCAGCCCAACGCCGCAGAGGCGGAGGTTCTGATTGTTCTCGTGCCATGCAGCCTGTAGGATTCCGTCTAGAAGGTTGACGCAGGTCTGCCGGTAGTTGGCCCTAGCGAGAAGCCACACAACTCGCTGAAGGTTCGTGAAACCAACTTGGGCCTGTAGAGGCCAAGTGTCGTTAGGGTCGTAAGCAAAGACAGGATGTGCAACGTTGATCTCCACTAGGTTGCAGAAGCCCTTGTTGGGCAACAGGATTTCGGCACACGGGTTGGTGCCCCTAGACCAACCAGCCCTTAGGCGAGCGTTGTGGCCGTTCCTGAAGCCGGGCTCCGACCCACCGGAATCAACCATGAGATCAATGAACTCGCTGATCTCATCCACGGGGGGCTCTTCAGTCAGGAAGTTGACTGTGTTGTTGGACTGACTCTTCCACCAGAAGGTGCTAGCGTCAGACTTGAACGTGGCAAAGTTGCGGGACCACTGATCTTCGGAGTCACAGAGGCAAAGCTGGGCTGAACGCCTGCTCGACAGGACTGTGCCAAGAAGATTGATGATCTCGTGAATCTGCCCGAACGACAGCATGACTCCCGGATTCTGATTCAGGATGTTGGCAATCTTCTCAAGGGCAAAGAGAAGTGGCTTGTCTCCATGACAAATCCAGCCATAGCCCTTGAGCCTCTTACCAGCAGGCCTGATCTCTTCGCCACTGATGATTAGCTTCTGGCACCCGTAATACTTACCGGCTACCAGCTTGCCCAAGGCTTTGGCCCACGCTTCGGCGGAGTCGCCGATCGTAATGGTCCATGTCTTGGTCATGGCATTCCAAGTTTCCTTGTTGGTCTCTTGGCCACCCTTACCGGTTCGAGTGCTGGGGATTGTAACGATCTCAGGGATGGGAGTTGGGAATGAGAATAGGCAGCCTGTCTTAGGCTTGAAGCCTACGCCACATCCCTGCAACAGGAGCCAGAATACATCAACGGCATCGGACACTGTCTCCACTTCAGTGAAGGCACAGTTGAACATGGAGGCTTCACGCTTGCGTGCGATCTCCGTGCCACCCAACCAAAGGGTGCGGCCTGAACAGAGGCCCTGCCTGTCCAGCATGACAGAGCGGAGTTCTTCAAGCTCTTCAATGGCTGACTGGGGAAGCCAGCCGGGATGGTAATACTTCCAACCAGCAGGAGAATCCGAAGGGGTTGAACCGAAGAGGGCTCGGCCCCAAAGCCAAGCCTGATGTTCGATCACACGATCGACCACCTGATCCCAAGTCTCGAAGCCCTTGGATTCATCATCCATATCCAAGGGGCGATGGTAGGTACGGCGTGTAACAACTTCGGCAGACGCAGTTGGCGTCCTCATTAAACAGTCTCCGTGGTCTCTTCCCTGTTATCACCTGAGCCGTGCAGTGTACCAGTCTCAACTCGCTTCTGCAACTTCTTGAGGTTCATTCTGGCTACCTCTTCGAGGGAGGAGTCGAGAATCATGGCACAGTCATTGACATACCACAGCACATCACCCAGTTCCTTGAGGAGAGCGATACGCTCTGCGTCTGTCACATGGATGTGGAGGTTAGTACGGCGGTCTGAATGCTCTCGCACCAGCTTGCCGATCTTCTCCACGAATTCACCAGCCTCCCCCGCCAGCTTAAGCGAGGGGTAGATGATTCCCGGAGGATGGCGGGCTGACTTGATGGCTGATGCACCGTACTCAGTCATGGTCAAAGGAGCTTCGGAAGAGGTGGGGCGTTCGATTTCCATTGGGCTATGTCCTTTGAAAGAGACAGAGGGAAGATTGATTGAAGGGTCAGGGTTAGATAGAAAGTGGGCTCTAGCTTCAAGCTTGCCTGATACCTTCCTTCGTGGAAGGCCAGAGCCGCGTCTTGATGCTTCTGTAAATTCTGGAAGAAGAGTTGGTTCAGGTTCACTTGAATGGACCTTAGGTTGAAGGTCCTCCACAGTAGCTTTGTCGAGCAAAGTTCGGTTCCTAACCAAGTGACTGCGGAGTCACGAGGGGCTGGTACTGGGCTGGTGGGATCAAAGCAGAAGTGCCAGAAGACGTTATCGCCTTCTCTCCTATGGCCTATAAGACAGCGTAGGCGGGCCGTAGAGACCTCCGCTGAGGAGGCTGTCACCATATTGGCTGCAACGGGAGGAGGCCTAGGAATGCCTTTAGGCACCACACAAGTCAAAACGTGTGGGTCTCCCCACCTGCCCGAGGGATTCACGGGTTGGACAAGGGCTGATGTAAGCATAGAAAAGGCCCCGTCTTCGTTTCCTAGGACGGAGCCAGCGGGTCTCCCAAGCACCACCCAATCCGGTAGGACAGGGCGTTGATGCTGACCTGTAATTATCGCACAGGTCGGGCGGTTAATCAAGCCTCTCGCCGCATAATCTTCTCCTCGAAGTAGGGCTTGGCGGGGTCCTTGTCGTTCTCCTGCCACTGGCAGGCAACACGGACAACCACCGCTTCCCCACTCTCGACGAGAGCGGTTGCGGCCATCAGGTCTGCACCCAGATTGCCGCTGAACTTGTCACCAAGGATTGCCTGAAGGTGGCCCTTGAGACGGCTTGCGTTGATCTCAAGGTTCTGAATCTTGCCCTTGGACACACCGGCAGGAAGGTTCTTCAGGCTACAGGAGGGCAGGGCGAACGAGCGACCCGGCCACACCTGCCCCTGTTTGAATTCAGGCGGAATGGGATAGGTGCCTCCCATCACCATGTACTCGAACTTCACGAGGAAGCCGGGCACTTCCACCTTGTCGGCAACACGGATCGTGGTGTCTTCACTCTGCTCGACCTCGATCGACTTCAGAATGTTAACCCACTGACCGTTCGGCGGACGCTGGCGACCACCATTGTTGGCGTCCACCCGCTGGAAGTCTTCATTGAAAGCATCGAGGGCAGAGATCATCGACTGCGAGTAATTCTTGTTGTTGCTGGCCATTCTAATTGCTTCTCCTAGCTAGAGAGATTCCCTCAAACCTTTGCTGCTGGGGCGGCAGGAGGGACTGCTGCATCCAGATACGCTTTCTCGAACGTTTCCCACATTCCATCCTTCTCAAGTTCAATTTGCTTGGGAAGGCAGATGCGGCGTTTATAGTGATTGGCCCTGTCAGGATTCTCTCCCACAAGGGTGAACACGGGAACGTCTTCAACGATGGTTTCAGGCATCTTAACTTCCCCGTTGGGAGTCTTGATGATCTTGAATCCTTGAGTAACCTTCTTTGTGAAGTGCTTACGCATCTCAAGGGCCATCTCGAAGCCACCGTAGAATCGCTTGAAGAAACCGGGCGGTGTGGTCATAGCCCACTTGGTCTTCTTCTTGCCGTCTTCTTCGGTGATGTACTCTGGAGCAATGTGCAGGACAACCCACACTCCGTAGCCAGCATTGCGAAGATCGTTCACCAACGAATTGTACTGCTGGTACAGCCACTCCCACATTGCATCGCCACGCCCCTCATCCCACGAATCCTTCTTGAAGTATTCAAGGGTGGCTTGGCGGAGAATGTTAAAGAGTTCTGTCACGGAGTCAATGACGACGAGGTCCGGCCTTGGCTTATTCTCTTTGAACGCCTTGACCAGTTCGTCCCTAAGGTTGCCAATCTCTGCCCAAGTAAGAATGAAGGGAGACCCGTCAGGTCGGATGGGCCTGCCTTCAGGGTTGAGACCGGGCCAGAATTGGGCGGGAGGAGGGGCAGCGTCCTTTGTGGGGACGGGAGTAGATGACACATCCAAGTTAAGGATCAGTGCAGCAGGGTTACTGGCAAACAGGGAAGTCTTTCCTGTCTGAAATTCTCCGATGATGACACCTTTGATCTTGCCGGGTTTCACCCACATTCGGGTGTTGGCAATACCAAAGTTACCGTAATTAGCCATGAGGCGAGTTACTCCAAACGCGAGCGTGTGATTGTTGATTGCTTCCTCTGGAATCAACCCTTATCCCCTGAAGATGTTAACTGGCGGCTGCTTCACCTGTTCGACCGGAGGCTCCATGGGAGCGAACCTAGGTGGCTTACTGAAGCCAGTGTCTTCCTCATCTGCCTGCTCTGAGAGAGAAGGCTGGCCCTCTTCCTCTTCAGCAAACAGCTCCTCAACATCCTTCTCCAACACTGGTGTTGGGATGGCTGTCTTAGCGGGGATGACTGGAGCGGAGGAGGGATTAAGGTTGACGAGAACGGGGCGGACTTCCAGACGGAAGCCAAGTTCCTTCAACCAAGACTTCATCATAGGAACACTGATGTTGTTCCCTGAGTAAGCATTGTAGGTAGCCGTCAATTCCTTGATTGAAGGAAGGCCTGACTTGTCGTAAATCTTGAGGACTTCGGCAATGTCGTAGCGAATGAGAGTATTGATGATCTCATTCCGGTAGATGGCGAAGGGGTCCTTAGTTGCTCGCGGCGACTTCGGGCTTTCCGTCTTCGGCGGGGGAGGGGGTGGGGTCTGTTGGGGCTGCGGGTTCTTCGGCTTGGCCATTCTTCAGATACTCCGGGTTGATGATGGCGATAACATCATCCTCCTGCATGAGCAGGAGCGGCTCTTTCGTGATTGGGTCTTCGATGTCAGTTCCTGCGTAGGAGTTGAAGAGGATGTGGTCTCCCACCTTAACACGCAACGGCTCCACATGCAACCTGACACACTCGTAACCGTCAGCGGGCAGATTGTTGATGTAGCCCTGTGTGTTGGGACAGAGGCGGCCCTCCCCGACGGAGAGGACGAGGCCGGTGTTAGGCGGTTCCTTGTCTCGGACTTCCTTGGGGATGAAGAGACCGGCAGATGTTTCTGATTCTACGGAGTCACGCCTAACAACTAGGCGATCGAACATGGGGCGGAGGAAGTCAAAGGGCTTAGTTGGTGCTGCCTGCGGGATCAGCTTCTTCAATCGAGCCATTCTCAAGGATTCCTGTTGGGGTATTGGACGAGATCATGTCGTCCCTGTGAGTTTGAATCAAGCGGTTTGTGGAGACGACTGTAGGCCATTCGGAAGGCGGAAGCAAGTAGAAAGGACCTAAGTCTGAGAGAGAGCCATCCCTATTTTTGGCAGACCTTACATTCATTATGAAGTTGTCGGGATGGGGGTCTTTAGACGCCATCTGGTAAAGGAAGGCTAGCCGATTCTTGAACTCGGTCATGCCCATCTTATCCAGCACAACGTTGTAGCCAGACCAAGAAAGGTTTACGGGCGGGTCCAGAAGGCGGGCATCAGCCTCTTCAACGTATTCTCCCTCACCCTTGTACCATCGCTGCACCCGCTCCAAGTAGAGGGGGAAGGATGGTTCATCCGACAAGTATTCCTTGCGGACTTCAATCATGCCCTTGCGGGGGCCTGACTTAAGAGTGTGGTGAACGAACTTGAAGGGCCTATCCACCTTCTTATTGAAGTCGATAGTCGGCTTCTGCACTCCAATGTGGATCATGCCTCCGACTACGGCGTTCTCAGGGATGACTGGAAACTTCTTGTGGAGGAGGCCGGAACGGTGGAGGGCATTGAGGATGTAGAGGTAGAGTTGGGTTTGGAACTCAATAGGGCATGTGGCGAGACGAAGGGTTGGGGACTCTTCACAGGTCTTGGCATCAACCAGCCATATCTGGTTGGTCCTGCGGTCATAGATGACCATGTCAAACTGGGCTACGAGCGGGCAGCCCGGACACAGATCATCCTTGATGACTGCAATGATCTCTCTACCGACAATCAAGAAGTCAGGGTTAGAGAGATACTTCTCCCAAGTTGTGGGTCTCCCCAACGCAGAGGAGGCGGGGATCGTTATGTTGCGAGAGGCTTCGTACCAGCCCATCGAACAGTGAAAGTCTTTCTCTTCGCGTTCCTTGAAGGTGAGGAACTGGTCGTGGTTGAATCCCCACACTTCACAAGTGGTCTCCAGTTCCTTCAGCCTAGCAGCTAGGTGGCCAGCCATCCTAGACGTAGCCACCTCGTCAGGTCTCCCAAAGTATTCGAGACGTTTGTGGAACCAAGACCCCCTAGTAAGGGCCTTGGAATACTTCACGCCTGAGGTTAGGCCTAGGTGACGGGTGAGGTAGTAGGTGAAGGGATCATTGAGAGCTACTCCCAGATCGGATGATCGAATTGGAATGCAGCGACGAGGGGTGATGCCGTGGTATTCAAGCCACTCAAGTGCATCACGACCCTTGGTTGAAGGGGGTTTGGGGGCGGATGGATTCATAGGTTCCTAGCGGATTTCACGAGAGAACCATCTGGTTGCTCTCGAATTACGGGATGCAGAACTTGCGGATGACGCATTAGGCACACCATTCAGAACGGTGTAGGCCCTGTTGACGATGTACGTCCTAAAGCTTGAGTTGTCGGGGTGGACTGGGTCGCCGGGATACGTGGCCAACCTAGCCGTCGTGTTACCGAGGGTGTCTTGGACGTAGCCGCGAATGTCCACGTACTCACAGTCGTCGTTAGCCTGAGCAACTTCGAGAAGGGCTTGGGCCATCTGCACCCACTTAGCGTTGGTGTCACTAGCGTCGTACGAACTGAATAGGACGAACACCGGGCTTGACACGCCAGCAGTAGCACAAGCTGCCCTATACCGGGCGATGACAGCGAGAATGTTGGTCTTGTACTGTTTGATTGAGGCTCCGTCCCACTCATCAGCAGCACTGTTCTGGCCAAGCCAGATGCCGAAGCAGTTGAGCCCGAACGCCTTGATCTCAGCAACAAGAGCCTCATCACTGTATCGAGCTTGATACGACGGAGAATCCGCCGTAACCAGTTCACCGGTGGAGGAGGAGTGGCACTTGGTGGTCCATGACCCATTACCAATGTAGCTCCAGAATACACCGGAAGTCTTATTGGTGCAACGGAGACCGAGCGAAAGAAGCTGGGCCTGCATGGTGGATTCATCTTCCGTGCCTGCATCCACATAGAAAGCAACGGGGGAGACCCCGCCAGTTCCTCGGGCGAAGACGGAGGACTGGAAGTAACGGACGGCTGGTGACTGGCGAAGGTTGAAGGGCTCATCGAATGTGAGAGCACCTGACCTGTTGTGCGTTTGAATAGACCAGTCGGCGGGAGAATTGGGGGAGGTGGTGGAGCGGGCGACCACAGTGGCCTGCATGTTGTAGCCAGAATCCCACGCGGCTTCCCATGCACCACCCGCTGCGGCATTCTCGTAAGTGCCAAAGTAAAGTTGGGGTACGGGATTAGCGTACAAGGCGAGGTTCACCCCCAGCAATCCAGTGGAAAATTCGTAGGTACGGCGAAGGTTGTGGCCGTCGCTGCCGTCGGCGAAGGGGTCGCCGGGCCTACGAATCCTCCTAGTGGTAAAGACGGCTCCGTTGGGTTCGCCGTTGTAGGTGGGCCAGCCTGAGCCAGTAGAGGCGATTAGGCCGGATGAAGCACCTAGGCAGGGGTACTGGAAGAGCTTGGCCATGGTGCCAACGACAGACCAAGACTGATACTGGTCGTTGATCGAGTCACCGATCATGGCGAAGTTACAGCCTATGGCAACCTTGCTCTTGAACAAGCCCCTGATGTAATCGCTCGCCATTACTTCTTCTTCCTGTTCAGTTGCTTCTTGTGCTTCTTGAAGGCAGCATCATAGGCTGGATCGGAGGCACGCTGGGCGGCGATGCGTTCACGCTGGGGGGCTGATACACGACCTGACTCTACGGCTTCAACGTCTAGCTTGGCAGCAGCAGTACGAGAGGGGAGACCCACACCGAGGGCCCAGACTGCTTTCTTGATGAGGAGGCCTAGGCCTGTCTGCCAGAGGACTACACAGAGGGCGATTAGAATGGCGGCGTATGTTCCGTACTTGACGAGGGGAGCCCAGAAGGGAGTCTTGTCCTCGACAGTGGGGAGGACGGTCTGGGTTGAGGCTTGGTCCTTAAGGATGCGGCCCTGAAGGTTTACCAGTTCCTTCTGTAGAGCCTCAATCCTAAGGAGGTTTGTGTCGATGGCCTTAGATTCAATGAGGATGGAGTCGATGTGAACGTCAGCAGACTTGATGAGGGGGGTGGCCAAAGGTCCAACGTCTCCGGTCTGGAGAGCGTTGGCCAAGTCAAGTTTGGCTGCGTTGGCCTCAGTGTTAATGTGTGCCGTGCCAGCCCTTGACTTTACTGAGAGCGAATCGGTTTCCCGACTCATAGACGTAGACTTGGTTGCAGCCTCGCTTGTAGTGATTGTGTTCTTGGCAATCTGTTTAGTGCCTGAGTAGCAACCGAAAGCACAGGAGGCTTGTAGGCAGAGTAGTGCAACCAAGATGAACTTTGTAGCTTTCATTACTGGGTTGCGAGATGCGTCAGCTTGACCAGCAGGGGAACAACCCAGAAGCCGGTAGCTACGCCGAGACCAAAGATGGCCCACTTTCGGGGGCCGGGGCCAAGGGCCGAGAACCATCGACCAACCGATGTGCTCTCGAACGTTTCGTCAACCTTCTTGTTAGTCTTACTTGCCATTACTTTCCTTCGGCCTGTTGTCGGCCATACCTGCAACATACCCCTTCAATTCGCTCACTTGAGCGATCAGTTCTTTGAAGGTGCTGTTCAGGTCTTCCTTCATCGCTGTTACCTCTTTGGCGTTAGACTCTGCCTTGGCGGAGGCCTCGGAAGCCTGTGCGGCGGCAGCCTTAACGTCAAACTTCAGGTTGATGAAGAACGATACGATCAGAACAACTACTGTGCAGAGACCGGTGAAGGCTTTCCACCACTCGGAGGCAGCGAGTGAGACTTTGGTAGTGGAACCAATTACTACTGGCTGTCCCATTGCAGACTCCTATTAGCAGCCAAACCAGCCAATAACAAGAGCCTTCGTAGAAACAGTGGCAGCCGTGTCCACAAGGACCATCACGTGGCTACAGCCTGCGATGTTGACTGTCTTGATTGTGGACCTCTTAGAGGTTCCGTTATCAAGAGTAACTCGGTCAGCCGCGTTGTCCAGTTCAATAAGGAAGTTGACGTTCCTCAGGTCCCCGAGGGGCTTCCAATCAGACGTAGTGGCTGAGTCTCCCGGATTGAAGTACGCGGAGTCGAAGTCGGCTGGCCAGATTTTGTGGGCCATGTCCGTCGTAGAGCCGTTGTCCCTTGAATGGGTGGCTCCGAAGACGCGGACCTTGCAAGTTACAGTGGGGTTGGACCCAGTGTATTCAAGGGCAAGGTCTAGATAGTTGGCCCCATCAGGCACCGCTACGATGCAGACGTTGGCGTGGTTGGTGCTGGTTGCACCGGTGACGCCGAACGGATTAAGCTGTGAGTCTGCACCAGAGCCAGAAGCACCTGTCTTCTGGAGAGCGTTGGTATTCAACACTACTGTAGTGCTAGTCTTACTAGCGATTGCTTCTGCCCCGTTAGGGCAGACTGGGTGCAACTGCACCCCTTGGATTACCTGTGCCGCCATTGTTAAAGGCTCCCGCTATCAAGGCTCTGAGTGCGTACTCTCCAGCCAGACGACGGTCGTCCTGCGTTCGAGTCTTGAAAGTGTAGAAGGGTATGCGGTACTTGGCCAGTAGAAGGAGCAGGGCGTCAATGGCGTGGCCCGGATTTTTAACGTGCTGGGTGGGTGTGAGGAGTGATTTAATGTCGCCTTCGAATAAGAGGAGTGGGTGACTGCACTCAGATGAGAGGCGTTGAAGACATTTCTCGAAGCGAGAGGAGTCAGAGGTGAGGCAGTTTTGGGAGACCTCGCGGATGGACCCCTTGCGTTCGATGAGGCAGGCCTTCTCGAAACCTTGAAGGGCGTAGTCTCCAGTGTCCAGCTTCTTGCTAGCAAGGTGAACCTCGTGCCTGTGGGTCTCCCCAGTCGGGTGGCGAACGCTTACATGGCTGGGGAACAAGAGCTTGGCCTGCTCCCTAGTATCCCCCAACACGATTAGCTGCCTAGGCAGTTGCACTAGATTCTTCCTTATTCGGCTTACTGGTTAAGGCAGCCCAACTGACGGGGAAGAGGGGTTTGATGACTTGGTCGATGGCGTTTGCGTATTGCCTAATTTCCCATTGAGCGTGGGAGTCCTTGCGTAGGTTAACGATCCTAGCGGCAGCAACCAGCGACATGGTCGCCCACACTTCTGTGTACATGGAGACGGGAAGGACGATACGAGCCTGCTCGGGGGCTACATTCTGAGCTAGGAGGTTGTCGTAGCAAGCTACGCAGTAGGAGTGGTATGCTTCTATTGTGGTGGGAATCACTCCACCTTCAGGGAGGAGGGCTCCGAAGGATGTTTCGATTGGCTCACCTGAGCCCTGCTTCAGGGATTTATCCGGCCTGCTACGCCACTTGTCTGGGGTGTAGAACTCCGGCGGGGTGTCTACGTAGCGGCGGCTGATCTCGTTGTAGACGATGCCGACGTTGGACCGCATCAATTGGCGGGCCACGAAGATAGGCATCTTGATGTGAAGAGAGACTTGGCAGTGGGCGAACGGAGTCCAGTGGTTGTGCTTGGCCAAGTAGTTGATGAGCTTGCAGTCTTCTCTGGAGAGGACGAGAGTATCTCCACCTATTGTCGGGGGTTCTGTACTTTCTGGGAACTCACGCAGAGGAACGTAGCTTGATTTCTTGGCGAAGGATACACGGGCTGCATTGACGACGGCTAGGTCGGAGCCCATGTAGTCCAGCCGTTTGACGAAGCCTTTGTCGAGGACGGGAACCACTTTAGTACCCCACTCCGTTACGGAGGTGGGTGAGAAAGTTGAGGACAGTTGTTGAGCCTGACTTGAGGCGGCGGGTGAGTTCATCGGCTTCTGCCTGTTGAGTGGGTGTTGCAGTGGTTTGTAGGAACGAGGCTATGGAAACATCTGGAGTGTAATGAGAGGGATAGATTGAACAACCGGGGTCGAGTCCCGGAAGCAGATTAGAGGGGAGGGTGATGAGGGCGTTAAAGGCCGCCTCCTCAAGTTGGAGTAGGTGGGCATCATCGGGTGCGGCCCAATCATTCTGTTGAAGTATCTTCCCTGTCGAAAGATAGTCCGCAAAGGGACGTACGCCGAGGTTGTTCCATCGCGTGGAATTAAGGAGTCGAAGAAGAGGAGTAGTTTGGTTGGTGGTGAAAAACTGATTCCGAGTGATCCCGTGTAAGCCGGGCTTGTTCTCACAGAGGCGAAGGGCGGGGCCCCAATTACGCACAAAGTTACCGGCAATGGTGCATGGACCACTGCCTCGGACTGGACCACCCATGTATGTGTACTCGGTGGCGTTATCGTCTCCGAACGAGATTCCACCAAGCTGTCCAACGTCCATCGAATCCATAACGATGTTGCCGGATACATCAAACGGGTTGCCAGCATCCTCTTGCACCATGCAGACCCCGATGCCACAGGACAGAGGGTTAGGTCCAAGAGCCGATCCAAGCAGGACCGCATTGTTTTGGATGGCCCCGAGTCCGGGTGTTCGGGACATTCCGTGTCCCGTTGCCACCCCATACCCACTTCGTAGAACCACGTTGTCATGGACGTTCATCCTTCCTGACCGGGCCTGAATCGCACAGTTGGCGATGCGATCCAAGTAGTTGAAAGAGACTTCGTAATTGGTGCAGTTGGCGTTGAAGTAGAAGCCTTGGTCGAACATCGACCGCCCAGCATTAGTGATGATGTTGCCGGATGCCTTGAACCGATCAACCGCTGCGAAGTAGCAGGCGGATGCGAGTGAGCCAGTTAGCTTGTTGTTTACAACTTGGGTGTCGAAGATTTGTGAGGGACCCACATCTTCTGGAGACTGAATGACGATGGAGTTATTGAAAGCTCCTGTCACATCAACCGAATCAATGATGTTGCCTTCTCCAACAGCATTAATCATCAAGCCATTAGGCAGTGAGTCAGTCGTCTTGGTGATAGCAACGTTGTGAACGACGGTGTGGTTGATACCACGGCTGCCATTCTGGCAGTTGATGGAAGAGAGAATGGGCTTAGGCCCTTGGCCGTAGCTGGTGATGGTGAAGGGGAGTTCGGGGTTGAGGCCTGACCGGTTGTACTCCAAGTGAGGGAACGAGTCCCCACTCCTCAGGTACAACGTGATTGGTCCGGCCCAGTCCGGGCCCCCTTGGCTGGGTGGCCGAAGGGCGTAGGTTGGGGTGCGGTAGGGGGCAGCCTCCGACCCATTGCCGGTGGTGTCAGAGCCGAGGGCTGAACAATAGATGGCGTTGGGTGTTGGCATGAATCATTGTAGGCAAACAGGGACGGTCGGACTCGAACCGACGACCTGCGGTTTAGGAAACCGCCGCTCTATCCAACTGAGCTACGCCCCTAGCTTCTAGGTGTGAGTGGTGGCGTCGTAACCGAGGGGAACGGGATGGCCGTAGTGTTGGCACATCATGTGCCAGTAGTCCTTGGAGATCACCCACTCCATGGCGTCGGCCATGATGCGATCGAGGGTGGGAAGATAGGCCTTGGTTACGTCGAAGTAAAGAGCGTCGTAGCAGTTGAGGAACATGAAGCAGGGGCAGTCAGGGCGAGACTGAGGGGGAAGGGCGTTGTGGATAAAGGACTGGAGGCGGATGGTGGTGGCGGCGGCTACGGCTTGAATCGGGAAGTTGACACACTCGTTAACGTCGTTGCCTTGGAGGAGGCCGAGGAAGGTACGGGATTGGCCGGTGAAGGGAAGGGTGACAACGTGGGTGCGACGAGTGTTCTCGACGAGTTCGTTCTGCCAGTTCCACAGGACGGGGCGAAGTTTCTGACGGGCGTTGACGATGGACTCGCAGAGGGACATGGGGATGAGGGTCTTACCCTTCATCAGGATGGTGCGGCGGAGCGTGAGGGCGGAGCCCCAGTTGAGATCGGTAAAGTTGCCGTGCTTGGCGGCTTGGCGTTCCAGTTCGAGGAACTTCTTATTGGTGCGGAAGTCGGGCCCGTACTTGGAGACGAGGGTGGAGGGGCCAAAGGTTTCAATGGCTCGATCGGTGTGAAGATCGAGGTCGTTCTCGAAAGCGGTAAGGAGAGTGGGTTCACCGGAAAGTAGAGCGGCTACACGAAGCTCGGCCTGCTTGAGATCGTAGGAACGAATGACACCGGAGGGGCCGAAGCGGGATGCGTACGCTTTCTTGATGGGCTTGGGGAAGGTCTGGCCAGCAGGTTTCTTGAAGGATAGACGAACCTGTTGCTGGCCACCCTCATCGTCCGAGGTATCCTTGGACTGAGAGGGAACCACATAGATAGTGGGATAGGCTATACCCACATCTCCATTACCGAGCGGGTCTCCCAATAGAACTGAAGACTGGTCGCCTTCGTCATTGGCCTTGTGATAGAGGAGGGGCTGGATGTAGGAGCCAATGAGCTTCTCCGAGTTGGAGTTAAGGTCGAGCAAGTCCAATGTAGATTGTAGTTGGTGGTCTGCTGGGAGCAGCAGCTTGAATAGGCGGCGGTTCTGAATGGACCAAGAGACTTCTTTCTTCTTGTCAGTGAGCTTGAGGAGGGGGTGGTCGAGGACGGATACGCCGGTGTGCTTGGATACCTCATCAGCAACGAGCTTGATGAAGGTGTCCTTCGAGGCCTTGGAACCCTTGCCGTTTATAAGGATGCCAAGCTCTTTAGCCTTAGCGGATGTTTCCTCAATGTCCTTATTGCATCTATCAAGAAGTGCAGAGAGGCGGTGACGGGACATTGGGATTCCTGCTTCGACCATGCGTAAGCAAGACCACAAGCAATCGTTGTAGAAGTCCAAGCAATATGGAGACAGCTTGGGTGTGTCAGGACCGTGGTCAACCACGATTCGTCTTGACAGTTCAGCCATGGCAAGAATGGTGTTGTGGGAATCTTGGGCGTTGTACTCATGGAGACCCACTCCTTTCTTGTTCTTCCATGTGGGTGATGGGAAGCGGAAGTTGCGGAGGATGGTTTCAGGATCGTAGGAGTGGGTGCGGAGGACGGGGCCCAGAGTCTTGAGGGAACGAGCGGTTCGTATCTCAGATTCTAGGTAGTTGATGATGGACAGGTCGAGAAGCTTGAAGTGCTTGTGGTCAAGGATGAAGCGGAAGATGGGCAGGAGGCGGGTGTAAGAAGAGTCGTAGAGGAAGTTCATACCCAGAAGGTGGGTGCATTCGAGGAGAAGGTCCCGGAGTTCCTGCCTATGGGTAAGGCGGTGCATGTCGAAGACGGCGGTGTCTCCGGGGGTCATGGTGCATAAGAAGTCCCGGCTGAATTCCTTCACCGGGGACTTTGCGATTGTCACGGATGTAGTAAGGATCAGAGAATCAATGGGCACCTTGTCGGTGAGTAGGGATCGCATGGGGTGGAAGCGACCATCGTGTTTGTTGGGGGATTGTTGAAGGGGTAACTCGTGGCCCTGCCAGTCACGCTCGCAGGCACCATAAGTCTCGATGTCTACTGAGCCTACTAGCAAGCGGGTCTCCTACAGGATCGGGCTTTCACTCTCTTCCTTCGCCTTCGCATCCAAGACGGAAGCGGAGGCGAAGCCTTCGTTCTGGAACTCAAGCCATCGAACGTAGGCATCCCAGTCCTTGGCGGCTTGGCCTTTAAGGTGGGCGGGACGAGGAATGGCTAGGTGCCCGTCAACGGAGGTGATGAGGATGTCAGTGCCGTTGAGGAGAAGGTCCCGGAAGAGCTTGGCTCCCCGACGGACCACTGCTGTGTTCTTTACTTTCATGTCTGAGACTCCTTGCAATTTTGAGAAGATCGGTTGTTGAGACGATAGTTGGTTGAGATGGGGTGGCTGAGATTCCATCGAGGGAATCGACGACAAGACGGAGGTGATCCATGACCGCAGAGAAGACTGCGTTCTTTCTAAGAACATAGGCAGGGTGATATGTAGAAAAGAGTTGAACTGAAGCATTTGTCGAGGGGACAGTGACGACCTCTCCCGATCGGTCGGCAGCCGCCTTGACCCCGTACCCACGCCCAACCAGCATCTTGTATGTGTGTTCAATGGAGGGTGCTCCCATCATAACAATGAGGAGGCGAGAACAAGTAGGGAGGATTAGAAGAATGTCTTGAAGAAGGTAGTGGGAGCAGGTGCCGTACTGTTTCTTGGTGGGTTGGATTTCTCCCCACGTTCCGCAGCGGGCTACGTTGCCAAGGTAGACGGTGGCACGCTTGAAGATACCGGAGCCGACCGAGCCGTGCTGGGGGTGATCGTATCCGATGTAAGCGGTCTTGGCTAGCTGACCAGTTGGTCCCACAAAGATCATGCCATTACGATCTTCTTGAAGGCCGGGGTTCTGGCCTACGAAGAGAACGGCTGGGGTGTTTATGGAGGGAGGAAGGGACCACTCGGCATGGCGGGAGGGGAGACCTACATGGGTTACTCCTTCTCTGAGGCCACAGACGAGGTTGCAGTTGGAGTGGGTTGGGAACTGTGGAAGACTAGCCATGCTGTGGGTCTCCCTCCTCCGGCTTCTCAGGGGGATTGGCTTCGACGTTGAGGGTTGGGGTTTCTTCGGTGTAGGAGGGGGAAATCCATCCGGTCTTACCGGAGATGGCGGGGATGCCCTCCTCGGCAAGCTCGGGTTTCATTTTGCGGACTAGTTCAATCATCTCGGCGTTGTTGAAGAAGCGGGAGACCCACCGCTTTGAGCAGGGGCCGATGGCGATGGAGCGGGTGTCAAAGATGCGGATGCAGATGGGTAGGCGGAAAGAGTTAAAGCACATGCACTGGATCAGGGGGTCCATCACCTCGATGATCTTCATGGGAATGCCGATGAGTTGATAGAAGTTGGCGGTTCCCGGATGAAGGGCGATGCGGGTGTTGGGGTCGAGAGACCAGTTGGCAGAGGTGCCGTCGGGATCGTCGGAGAGGTTGTGGGCAGGGAAGTAGCGAAGGTTGGGGCCAAGGAGAGTTATCCACTGGCCGGGTTTAAGGTTGTCGAGATCAGTAGGCTTTGTCTTGTAGATAAGTGGGGGCTTCTTGGCCATAAACATCCCCCTCCCTTGTGGGAGAGGGGAATGTGGTTACTCGCGGGGCATGTAGGGATCGGCCATGGCTTGGCCCGTTGCCGGGTGGACTGCCATGTGATCCTTGTAGACGGTGGTAGTGAGGGCGACGCCGGTCCTGCGACCGTTGCCGTCAACCTTGTAGGTCTTGATGTACCACCCGCCTTCGAGGGGGGTGGCTGATTCACCGAGGAGCTTGGTGAAGAGGTCCTTGAAGCGGTCGTGGGCCATGCCGTCAGTGTTGAGGAAGACCCATCCGGAGGGAACGTAGACGACGCAGACGGTGCCCTTGTAGACGATGGAGATTGTGGGGTCCGTCGTCAAACGGGAGTCTGCATGGTAGGTGGGCCGGGCGTTGCGGACAAGGAAGAGATCGGGAGCAAGTTCCCGGAGTTTGGTGAGGAGGGCGGTCGGGATGTTCGGCTGCTGGTCGGTCGGAACTGTCTCGTTGAGGAGGAGTTCAGCGGCAGCGTAATCCTTCGGGATGGAGAGGGTTTCCGGGAAGGCGGGGAAGATTGTGGGGCGGGTGACGGCAGGCATGTGAGGCTCCTACTGTGCGGATGGGGAGGACTCTGTTCAGACCAGAGGCTGAACCTTCGAGAGTGTCTTGGCGATGGCAGCCATCGAGTTGCGAAGGACGGTCACATCCTTCTTGATGTTGCCCTTCACCTTGGCGATGTCCTTAGCAGACTTCACCTTGAGAGTGGTCTGAGTGGAGGAGCGGGCCGCTGTGTACTGAGTGACGGCACGACGGAGGAGGGTGGCAGCCTGCTTCAGGGCGTTGGCCTTGAGGGCTTGGGCTGGGGTGAGCGAAGCGGGCTTGGGTGCTGCGATGCGGGCGTTGTGCTTGCGGGCCATCTTCTGCCACTTTCGAACGGCAGCAAAGAGGGCTCGCTCGTGAGCACCAGACCACCACGACGGGGCACAGGCACCACCGTGCGGGCCGCTGGCACGACCGCCATCATCCCAGCGGATGTTCCACGTCTCCGGTTTGGTGAACCAGACCGAGCTGACGACTTCACGAGTGCCCCAGATCCGCTTACCCGAACTGGAGCCAGGGAAAATCTCGATGCGAGAGAGGCTGTTGCCGAGAAAGGACTCGTTGAGGGTGTTCCGGGAGATTATGGTGGAGTGGGAGTTGCTGGAGAGGGAGGTGGGGGAGTAGACGCGGCGGTCGGCGAGGACTACGAAAGAAAGTGCATAGCACATGAGGGTCGTCCGATCAGTCGTGGACTATCAAGTCCAGTGCGGGTAGGGAGAGGATCAGATGTGAAGGGATTGGTTGTTCGCGGAGTTGCTTGGCGATGACAGCAACGGCGAATGATGCAGCCATGGACGCACAGTAGGGGGTGGAACGGGTCGTACAGGGAAGGGCGATGGCTTCCTCGTTCGAGTAGAGGGTGCGTTCGTAGGCTTCGGAGGTGGTGGGAGTTGAGGTGTAGAGGTGGAGGGCTTCGGCTGCCATGCGACAGTCAATGAAGAGGGGAATCTTGTTCTGAGTGGAGAATTCGAAGGCTTGGCGGCGAACGGTCATGGAGTCCGCACAGGAGATGACGGCAGTGAGCCGTTCCCAATCGAAGTTGGTGGCAGGAAGGCCCGTGGCGACGGAGTCGGCGAAGGCGAAGGGCTCGTCGGAGGTGGCGACGATGGTGTTGGGGTTGAGGGCGGTGAGGTCAGCGGCCATGGCTTCGACCTTGGGGGTGTCGAGTTGGTCGGGGCGGTAGCCTTGGGGCCCGAGGTTCACGCCGGAGACGTAGTCGTGATCGACGAGGAACAAACGCCCCACTCCCATCTGTGCCAACATCAACGCTGTGGGTCTCCCAATCGCACCGACGCCGATGATGAGGATGCGGGTGGCGGAGAGTTTCTGGGGGGAGATGAGGCCGGAGAAGCGAAGGCCCCGCTGAGACTCAGCTCGTGACGAGTTTGAGGCTTGGGGTTTCGACGTTGGCTGGGCGGGTGGTGGGAGTGTTGGTGAGGTCATACTTGGTCCTCTCGATCTTGGAACGGCGAGCGTCGTCTGCCTCAGCAGTCTCGACGAAGATTTGATTGGCTACCTTCTTGTCCCGGTCATCGAGGGCGGCCCACTTCTTCGGGGAGTTGCGAAGTTTGTAGGCTGCGACGAAGCGACCGAGGGTGTGGGCGATTGGGACGAGATCACGATCGAGTTGCTCGACAACTTGGGAGACCACTTCCTTGTCGTCCTTCTTGAGCCGGTCGTAGATGTGGTAGAGTTGGATGGCCCACTCAGGGGTGGCGGAGGGGATGACTTGGTGCAGTTTGTGGGCGAGGTGGACCATGTCCTCGACGGTCGCGGGCGAGTGCATGTTCAGGTTGAAGGCTTTGTTAGGGGCGGGGGGTGGAGGAGTGGTGAGGGTGGAAGTGAGGAGTGGGATGTCGGGGTTGTAGGAGGTGTTGGGGATGGGCGAGGTGGTGTCGTTCTCTTCGGCGAAGCGAGTGATCTCGATCTCTTTCTTGTTGCCGAAGAAGGTGCTGGCGTTTTCCGGGGTCCAGCCGTTCACCTTACGCCACGTTGAGGTCTTCTGGTCGTAGTAGGTGCCGTCGGTAACGTCCACCATGAGGCCATCGAAGTGGCGGAAGCGATCGGAACGCTTGCGGGTTTCGGCTTTGCTGAACCAGTTCGATTCGACCTCGTAGGTCTGCTTCTTGCAGAGGGAGATGAGGTTGTCGTCGAACTTCTCGAAGCCGGGGAATGCCGGGAGTCCGTAGTAATCCCAGTCAACTTCGAGTTCGGTGTTGATGCTGAGGGGGCCGGTGGTGAGGCGGAGATTGCAGGAGGTGTCCTTCTTGGAGGTGATGAGCATGACGGAGAAGTGGGGGCAGAGCTTGGGTCCGAACTTCTCGTTGGTTGTGGACCAGTCCACGCCACTGGGGACGGAGGACTGGAAGGGGTGGTGGTGCCACCAACCCGTACGCCACAGGATCGGGTCCAGCTTGCGGTCGATGACCATGTGCTCGGCGTACTCGGCCATGGCTTCATCGTCGAACTGGACGGTGGCTCCGCTGATGGACTGCTTGGGGAAGTAGATGTCCTTGACGATGAGCCCCTTGCTCATGTCAGGAGAGAACTCGATCATGCCGCCAACCTCATCGCCTTTCACGATGTGGATGGCTCGTTGCATCTTGAGCATGGCGAGGGAGGAGATGGTGAGACGTGTGGGGGTGGTCATGGGGTCCTTTCGTGAGGGTGCGGCTATTCGTCTTCGTTGAGGTCTTCGTCCTCTTCGATGGGCTCTTCGGCGATGGGCTCATCGTCAAGGTCTTCATCGAGGTTGTCGTCGGGTTCGTAATCGGGCTCGACATCATCCATGATTACGGTGGTGTGGCCTGTGTGTGCGGCGGTGGGGGGTGGGGCTGTGGGAGAGCGGTGGGTGAGGATGACTCGGGGTGGAGGTGGGGTGCTGAAGAGGCCGAGGCTAGCGGCGAGACCGGCGTACGACTGGGGGAAGGGGGCGACTCCGAAGAGGGGGAAGTTTTGGAAGGGAGCGTAGACGTTGTTTCGCCGCCGACACTGGACGTTTCTCTTTAGCCGGACGTAGAAGGCGTTTCTTGGGGCGGCGAGTGCAAAAGGGATGAGGAAGAGGAAGTGGGAGTGGCCTCGGGTCGGAGGATCGACGATGTTGGTGGGACGGGGGGTGGATTTGATCTGGCGATTGTGAGCGAAAGTGTTGTTGAGCCCGTTGTAGCTGGGGTTGTAGAGCCAAGCAGTCATGGCTTGGGAGAGGTGACTGTAGTTAAGGGTGTAGCCCTGCATGGGACGGATGGGGGTGGACTCGGGGTGGGTGGGAGACCACTCGCCGGGATCGTGGATGCTTGAGCGGGGGACGCGACCGCCTTTGAGGAACCACGTTATGAGGGGGCCGAAGCCGTCGCCGCGAGTCTTGTTGTTCAGGAGGCCTTGAAGGATGTCGAAGGCTTCGACTAGGTTGAGGTTGTTTAAGGCGTCATTGAAGAGATAGGCGGCGTCGCCTAGGCAGAAGGAGCCGTCACCTGATTGGGCGTGGGGGTGGAAGACTGAGTGATCGCCGCCGAAGGAGGCGGTGTTGCCTGAGTGTTTGACTATTTGGATGTGAGGAGAGGCGTGGAGGATGGGCGGGTTGCCGGTGAGCTGCATGTCGGTGAGTTTGAGAGTGACTTTGAACTTGCCGAAGTTGGCACCTCGAATGATGGCGTCATCAGAGAGCCAGATGATCTTTTGTGGATCGAAGGCGATGCGATTGGGGAAGGCTTTGTGGAGAGCGAGGAGGCTGTCGTAGATTTCACGGAGGGAGAACTTGTGCTTGGATAGGGCTGAGGGGGGGGGAATTTCCCGCCCGTTCATCTGATCGTAGAAGGTGTAGGATGGGTTGTAGATGTAGGAGGAATGGTTGTAGAGAAGGGAGGAGGAGTCGCGGATGGTGCGGAGGGAGGATGTGGAGTGGGTGCGAGAGAAGCGGTTGAGGATACGTTTGTGGTCGGCGACGCGATTGGAGAGTTCGGAGATGAGGCGGGTTTGGTAGGAGATGAACTTCTTTACTTGGACGGAAGGGGAAAGGTCAAAGAGGGCGTGGATGGTGGAGGCTAGAGAGAAGAGAGTGCGACTGTGGAAGTTGATGGAGGGATCGAATGATCCTAGTTGGGAGGGCGGAGGTGGACGGGGCGGGGCTTCGGTGGTGGGCATGGTGAGGTCTCCCTTAAATAAACGGGCCCCCCGGTAGAGGGGCCCGAGTTACCTAGCGTGGCGACGCTGGCGAATGAGGCGAATTAGCGGGTGCGACGGAAGGCACCGTTGACCTTGTTCGGCGTGGCCGACACGGTCTGCCCGTTCTGCACCGGGGTGTTGGCCGGGACGGTCTGGCGATCGACGCGAGCCGTCACGTCAGCGGGGTTGATGCCCTGCTGCTGGAGGAAGACTTCGAGGGTGGTGCCAGCTTCGAAGTTGACCGTCGAGGACGTGCCATCCGGGGCGATGAGACGGGCCTGAGCGAAACCATTGGGGATGTTGTTGTTTGCGGGCATGTGAGTTTCCTTGAAAGGGGTGAGGTCGTAGTATGGGAGGATAAGGGAGATGAAGAAGGGTTGAGGGGAGTGGCTATCTGAGCGGAAGAATCCCCGAAGGGAAACGGCTCAGCCGCCGGTGCCTCGCATTGACGCGAGGAGATCGTCCAACGACTTCACGAGTGCCATCGCCTGCACGCGGAGGGAGTTGATGTTGGACGAGAGATCGTTGGCTTGGACGCGGGCCGCTTCGACCGAGGCGATCGACGGCTGACGGTCACGTTCGAGGGCGGGGTCGATTGCCGGGGCTGTCGGGGCCGGATCGGCGATCGTTTCCGTTGAGTTGTCGGCAGCAAGGCTGAGAGCCCAAGTGGCCGGGTCTCCCAAATCATAGGAGGTGTTGGAGAGGGCACGGGCGGCGGCGTTGGTGGGGGTGAGGGTGTCGGTGAGATTACACCGAACCCACTCCCGGATGACGCCGTCGGGTGAGGCGGCCTTGATGTGACCCATGGGGATGGGATTGGAGTTCCCCACCACAAGACTGCACGAGAAGCAGCCGAGCGAGAGGAAGGTGATGATGAGAGTGGAGCGGTCGGGCCGGGAGAAGAGAGGATTTTGGCGGATGCGGATCATGCGGTGTTCCTTGAGGGTGCTCAGCGACAGAAAACGATGACGTAAAGAAGGGCTGAGAGGAGGGCGGAGATGAAGAAGGTCCATGTCAGGGAGTTGAAGAGGTGGGAGAAGCGGGTGCAGTGGTCGTAACGCTCGGGGGTGTAGGCAAAGAGGGAGAAGGCCCGGTAGCGTTCGGAGATGAGGGCGGTGAAGAAGGAGAGGAAGATGCAGACGACGGTGATGGCGAGGAGAGACATGGCTTGATTCCCTTGGCCCTGTAAAGGGCGAGATCAGGTGGGAGGGAACCAGAGAAGCGGGGCTTGGATGGGGTGGTGGCCTTCGACTTGAGAAGGGGGGGAACATAGGCCCCCGTCTTCACCTTGACGTTGGGTGGATCGAAGGCGTAGTCGAAGCCCCGCTTTGTCCGGTGGTGAGGAGCACGAGGTGGAATGGTGCCGATGGGGCGGACGGGTTCGTAGCCCCAGTTACGGGGCGAGCCATCGGAGTGGATGAGTGGGCCTGAGACGGGGTTGGGGACCAGTTTGGTTCCACCCATGCGGGTCTCCCTACTTGGCCGTGGGGGCCATGATCGTGGCGGAGAAGGCGACGGTGCGACCGTTGGAGAGGACCTGAGTGGTCTTCGTGTACTGCTGGTAGAGGAGGGTGTCGTTCTTGCCGGTGCCCGAGGGCCGTCCGGCGAGGTCTTCGATCTTGCCCGTGATGGTGAATTCGTTGGTCTTCGGATCGACTGTGAGCTTCATTCCGTTCATCATGTTGAGGGGTCCTTGAAAGGGGTGCGAGTGGGAAAGGGATGGAGATTAGGTGGAGGGGGTGGCCTTCTCGAAGGTCGGGCGAGAGGCCCGGTAGCAGTGGCCGAGGAGGGCTCGGAGGGCGGGGACTTCTTGGATGCGGGGATCGGAGCGGATGGCAGCGAGTTCGGCAGCGAGTTCGCCGGTCATAACGACGCCGACCATGCAGCGGTCGTGGCCGACGACCTTGACCGGGGAGACGCCGAAGATGTACTTGGCATCGGGCCGGACTTCGGTGCCGGGAGTGGAGTGAAGAAGCTGGGTGAAGTCGGTGGGAAGACGCTTGGTAGTGGGGGTGGAGGGGGCAGGGGAGGGAGCCGTGGCCATTAAAGAACTCCTGTGAAAGAGGGATGGGGTTGAATCAGGCGGCGGTGGTGATGAGGCTGGCGGTCTTCTCGACGGAGGTCAGGTAGTCCTTGATGGACTTGGTCTTGTGACGGGACTTGGTGTAGGTGACGATGAGGTCTTCGTCGGGGATGGTGAAGATGTAGGTGCCATTGGGGCCGTCGGCTTTGGAGAGGTGGGAGGGCTTAATAGTGATCTTGCGGCTCTTCTGCTCCATCCACTCCCACGAGGACGTGTTGGAGGGCTTGCCATCCTTCGGGACGATGACTACCTCGGTATCTTCGGTGAGGATTTCGTCGTGGACACAAGGCTCGGAGCCGAGCTTATACACCGGGTCTCCCTTCAAGTTGGTGACGGAGACCTTGTAGTAGGTGTTGAGGCCGCCGACGGGGGCTTGGATGTTGAGGAAGTCGAGGCAGGTGGAAGCGGGCTCGTTGTAGCGGTTCATCTCTTCGACGAGGGCCTTGAGCATGTCGAAGTTAAAGTGCTCGAAGATGTTGGAGCATTCGCAGACGGAGTCGGTCTGGGTCTTGTCCTTGAGGTTGGTCTCGCAGTATTCCCGGATGGCGTCCTTGTCAAGGCCGCTGAAGAGGAGGTTGTAGAAGATGCGACCGGGCCTGTTGATAAGGTGCTCGTTGATGGCGAAGCGATTGTTGGCGGTGAAGAGGAAGAGCTTGCGAGAGGAGTAGAGGCCGTCGAGAACGGTGAGGATTTCGTTCTGGTTTTCTTTGGGCCATGTCTTCTCGAACTCATCGAGAAGGATGGTGCAGGGCTGGGTGATGTTCTGAAGGATGAGGGCGATCAGGTCGGTGGGGAGGGCTTGGTTGAGGATAAGGCAGGGCATGTCCTGCTTGACGCCGACGGTGGCGATGAGCTTGGCGAGGAGGGATTTGCCGGAGCCCTTCTCGCCGAGGAAGAGGCAGCCGGTGGATTGGCTGCGAAGCTTGAAGGTGTTGAGGATGCGGGAAGCGAGGCGGGGGATGTTGCCGTAGAAGCGGGAGGGAAGGGAGAAGGCCGGAGTTTCGACGAGGAGGGGGCCTTCCTTGGTCAGGTGGATGGTGTAGTTGCCGGGTGGGAGGGATTCGGAGAAATTGGGGTTGGGACGTGGTTGAATACGCCAGTTGCCATTGGAATTAGTGAAGACGGTTTTCGATTCTGCCATGAATTGACTCCGTGTGAGTGAGAATGGAGTGAACACGAAAGCGAACCCCCCTCCGTTGGGAGGGGGGCTGCGACGCACCCTCACCGCACGTCAGACTTGGTTGGAGACCCGTCGTACGTGGGTGAGAGGTATCAGGCTCCGTTAGGCGGTGCGGGTGATGGCGGTGAGGCGAGCGGGCTTGTCGCCGCGTTCTTCGATTAGACGAATGGTGGAGATGGAGAAGCGACGACCGAAGAGAGCGAGGCGGAGGAGATGGCGGCGGATGTGTTCGCGTGAGGTGTTGGGTGGGAAGTTGAACTCTTGGCCGACTTCGAGGTTGTTGATGAGGGTGGTTTCGGAGATGATGTCCATCATGTGCGGCTACTCCTTCTTGTTGAAGAGAGGATTAGGGTTGTGAGAATGAGGCCGACGAATGTGGGCCACACTAAGAGATAGAAGATGAGCATGAAAGACTCCTGCTGGATTTGAACCAGCATTTCCACCGTTTCGGCGGTGGCGTTTGCCCATTAAACTAGGGAGTCGAAGAGCGGCCATGTAGGCCGCCCAACCGGCTTTCACCGGGATTTAGCACGCCTTGAATAAGGGTGCAGGGTAGGGAAGGAGTCCAACCTTCTGCTGTCAGGCTTCACTGTTCTCCCAAAGTGAAGCGAGATGCTTGCGACTTGGACCTACCGTTAGTCGTTGCCGGAAGCGGAGGCGTCGCGGAGACCTGCGACGATGGTGTCGATCACGTTGTCGAGGGCCTGAGAGCCGGTGTCGCCGGAGGGAGTGAGGCCCATGCGACGGAGGCATTCAGATGAGGCAGAGGGGAGAGAGGGGCGAGTGGGGATTGGGGTGACGATGGGGGAACGACCGCCGTGAATGCGGACGCGGAGGAGGACGGGGGCGTAGGAGCGGCACAACTTGGTAACGCCGTCGGCGAAGCGGTCGAGTTCGTCCTGAACTTCGGAGAGGTCACGGGCAAGGAGGTTGAGTTCTTGCGGGTCCGTGATGACGCCGTCGTTCTCGGCGAGGGAGGCCGCGAGGAGGCTGAGCGTTGAGGCGATGCGGTTGAGACGACGATGATGGAGAACCATGGAGGCCTTTCAGAGAGAGGTGAGGATGTGCAAGAGGTTGGGAACGTCCCAACCCTGCTCAATTCGAAAGAGACGGTGGCGGAGAGAGAAGTTGTGAAGGTTTTCCATTAAGCAGAGGGCACCTGTTGGATCGTTGGTGTGGATGAGGATGTTCTGGGGCTGGTAGAGGGTGTGATCTTCGATCCAACTGGAGAGGTTGGAGGTGTCGTCCCACTGGTTGAGCCCAAGAGCGGTGGGATAGGAAAGGTTGTAGTCAAGGCAGACGATGGAGAAGGATTGGGCTAATAAGAGGTTTTGGGCGACGAGAGGGTTGGGGGTGTGGGTGATCTTGAAGGTGGGGTTGTTGCGGATGAAGGCGTCGATGCGGGAGGGGGTATCTTCGACGATCAAGGCGTGGAGGATTGGGGGCATGAGGGGCTCCTTGAGGTGCGGAGATGGGTGATGCACAATTGGGTCCATGCTGAGAGGATGTCAGCGGTGGACGCCTTTGTGCCGTTTGCGAGGGTGTCGGAGATGGCGAGACCGAAGCAACCGCCGAGACGGATAAAGGCGTTGGGCTCGGTGCGAACGAAGTCGGGGCGGTTGTAATAGGCGGAGGTTCGACGGATGAGGTCTGTGGCCATGGTGGAGTCTCCTAATAGGTCCCGCGTCCTTTCGAAGGCGGGGCCTTATCCTACAATCCGGCGAGATTGGACCTGATGGGGGTGCGTCTCGGCGGAAGCCACCCTGATATCGGGGTGGTGCAGAGGACTAAAAGAAAACCCGCCGGTTAGGGCGGGTGTTCATTAGGCGACGCGGGGGGCGGGGGACTTCATGGGGGGACGGTTGGAGGGGTGATCGGCGGGGAGAGAGCCGATTCGGAGGACGGGGGTTGTGGTGTGGCGAGGGTCGATGCGAGTGACGGAGTGGGAGGCGGGCTTGGAAGTGTCCTTGCGGACCCAAACGTTACGGAGGATGGCCATGGGAAGTCCTCAAAGGTGGGCTTTGACCTTTTTCCAGTAGGGAAGGGTGGAGGGCTTACGATCACCCTTGGGGCCACCATTCCAACGACGGGCTATGGTTTCGAAGGATGAGGAAGGGGAATAGTGCTCCGAATAGACTCGGAACATGGCTTCGGACTTGGATTGGGAAGAGCGGTCGGCATAAGTCCAGCGGGTCTCCCCGACTATGCGATTGCAGTCATCGACCATGATGGTGTGCAATTGCAGGATGCCGACTGCTTTGCCGGAATCGCCTATGGCATTGGGATTGCCCCCGGATTCGACCGCTTCGATGGCGGGGAGAATGGTGGCAATTGGGTCCACAGGCTTGGTGCCACAAAGGGAGGCGTAGCACCAAACGGTAAGTATCGCGGCCTTGCGATTCATGGGAAGGCTCCTTAGTGAAAACACCAACCGCCCTTATTTAGGGCGATTGACGTAGGAATACTTGCGGTCATAGGAGCGGTTGTGTTCGTACCGCCACCTACGCCACGCCGAGCGGTCATTCACGTTGCGAAGATACGCTCGGTACGCCTTTAGAGTGCGACGAGTGGCCATGGATGTACTCCGGTGAAGGGGATGCGATCCCACCGTTAGGCGGGGGTAATAAGAAAGGCCCCCGGTTAAGGGGGCCTCCTTGAGGGGGTCGGGATCAACCGACGAAGGAGAACAATCGCAGCACTGTTGGGTGAAGTTACACCCGCAAGGCTTTAATTCTTCTTCGGTGTCGGATTCCCGACGGCATGAGGGGCAAGTATCGTCCCCTAGGGTTTCTTGACGCCAAGAGGAGAAAGGCTTGCCACATTCATAGCATCGGCACATAGGTGTACTCCGGTGAAGGGGATGCGATCCCACCGTTAGGCGGGGGTAATAAGAAAGGCCCCCGGTTAAGGGGGCCTCCTTGAGGGGGAGGACTAGCGGAGGGCCTTGTTGATGATGCGGAGGTCCGTCTTGCCCACTTGGGCGAAGGACTCCGCAACACGCCGGGCGGACAGGGAGTTGTCCTTGAAGTTGGCGTGAACGCCGGGGTTGTCACGGAGAGCGATCAAGTTGGATGCAGCGGACTTCATGTTCGCGTACATCTGGTCGATCGTCTCCATGATGGCATCGGCATCGTTGGAGAAACGGCCCTTGCTGTCTTGGGTCAGAACGGTGCCGCCAATGGTGGCGAGCATGTTCTTGTCGATGGCGTAGAGGTTGGCGAGGGCACGGGCACGGGCAAGAACATCGCCGGAGTTGGCACAGGCTGGGATGACCAGCGAGGGCTTCTCTTCGGTTTCGTCCTGCTCCTGCTCGGGCTTCTCGTCGGGCTTCTGGCCCGCCTGTTCAGGGGAGGGCTTGCCATCGGTTTCCTTGGGATCGGTCTGTGGGTCACCCGTTTGGGGGAGACCCGCAACACCGGCGGCCAAGGCAGCGAGGAGGATGGGAGAGGTTTTCATGGAAGGCTCCAAGAGGGTGTGAGGGGCTACCCACAATGGGTAGTGGTCCCCAAAGCAATGACCCCCCGCAGATTGTGAGTCTGAGGGGGGTCGTAGAGAGCGACAGCCAAACTGGAGTTAGTTTGGGGTCGGTGAGGGCGGATGTTTGGGACACCTACTTATCGTTGTCCCTTGCGTTATTCCAGCCAACCCCATAGGCAGGGGAGGCACGCCATTGATTCCCTAGACAGCGTTCCATGACGCGGGTGTAGACCGTCACCATGGGCCTTGGTGTCGTCGGGGGTGTCCTGTAAGGCTTCCTTGTAGCCAATCACCCCCTCCCACGGCATGGCCGGGGCGGTTTGTGTCTCACGGTCGGTGTCTAATGACGCACCTTGCGGGTCGGCAATAGCAACCAACGGTTACAGAGGGTGACTCTGCACGATACAGGGTGCCGACTTTCACGGCGATATGGCTACAACCTAGCACCTAATGCCCGGTGAGGGTGGTCGGTGGGTCGGTTGAAGTGTCCCCCCGTCAAGGGGAACCAATACCACACTGGGCCGTTTCCAGCCGGAGCATGGCCTGTACCACCCAATTGAGTGGCAGAATACGGACGGCACCCACTTAAGGGGGGCATCCGCTCATTATCCCCCGTTTTGGTGGAGGGGTCGGTCCTTACGGCGGGTGAATTGCACCCAATTGTCCCCCAGACAGGTATAGCGGGGGCCGTATGAACCGATCCGTCCTATGGTGGGGGATCGAATGGGCCAGCCACCCGTCTAGGTGTGCCGGTCCATCCGTCGCCCCCGTCCAGTGTGTGGGAGCGGGTAGGCGACGGGTACACCCCTCCGCCCTAGGACAGCCTAGCCACCAGTTCGGGGGGTGCCCGGCCCCCTGCCGCGAGCGTGGGTGGGGTGGGGAAAGAGCGTTCCCGCCTGAAAATTCTTTTGTGCTGAGATCGGCCCTTACCCCTCCCCACACCCAACTCCTCCATTTCCAACCACTTACACCTCCTCGTACCGGATGTACCAACCATTCTCCTCTCTTAAGAGAGAGAGTCTTTTATATATAGAGAATAGGAAAACGCAAAGAACTTCCAGCACACCCCCCACTCCCCTCTTTTGGTGCCTTTCACATTTCCCCATCTTCAAAGCTCGGAGTCACCTTCAGCCCAATTCCCCTAAATCCATTCCTTCCACCTCCCGCCTCCCTCCCTTTCACCACTCCCCAGCTATTCTGGGCTTCCAGCCAATTATTGAACTGATTCCTCGCAACCGGCTTAATCTTCATCAAAGCCGAAAATTCCTCATATCTATTCCAAACCAGCTCACTTGGCACAAAACCCTTCTCCCTCTTCAAGAAACCCCACAACAGGAAGCTATCCGCCGGATTATTCAGTATGTGATACTTCGCCATCGCATCATGGCTTCCCTGCGTAAACGGGAACCTCTTACTGGAATCCTTCTCCGCCAGCACCTCCACAGCCCCCTCCGCTGCCCATCTCGCTATCCCACCCATCTCCTTCTCCAACTTCATCGAAAGCTCCACATCCTCCTTCCCCTCGAACGTCACATCAAAATTCAGCGGAACCATCTTACTGCTCATGCCCCGGCCCTTGTTCGGCATGTTCGGCAACTCATTCCCCATAATGACCACCATCGCATCACTCACCACATTCTCCAACCCCATCTGGTACTTCCTATCCAGATCAATCGGGTCCCTTCCGATGAGGTTCTTAATCAACCCACTAGCCTCTTCACCCAGATGCTTCTCCAACTCCGTCACCTCGCTCACCACCATGGCCCTCGCCCTCACCAACTTGTGCAATCCAAAGTTCTTCCCGAGGCTGCTCATCCTCAACCCCAGATAAGCCTGATTGCCCATCAAACCCCTTCTCACCGTCTCAATCGTCCCCTTACCAGCCCTACTCCTTCCATAGTGCATAAACCACTTCGCCAACCCCCTGAACGCCATCAACCCATACCCCATCTCCCTCTTCAGGCAGGTCTCCCACAGCGGATCATTACCACCCCACTGTCCACAGCACGTCCTCCACGTCGGGCACTCTTCCTTCGTCATCAAGTCATACGGCACCGTCAAACAGTCAAACCACACCTCACCTCTCGGAGCCGTCACCAACTGCCCACTCTCCGCACTTCCCTTCACATCCAGCATCACATCCCTGAACCCAATACACATATCCGGATTCGGCAAATCCTTCCCAGCCAACCACCTCGGAATCTTCCCTTCCGGCAGCCTCGTCTCCCCCTCCAAGCACCTCATAATACTTCCCACCAGTGCCATGGAGTAATCCAGCTTCACTGTATCCGATCCCTTCGTCGTGTACTTCACCACCCACGCCTCATCCAACCACTTCCAAAGCAGGTCCTCAATCAACTCAGACCCCTTGATGGTCCACATCCCCCCTTCCCACGCCCAATAGTCCCCACCCCAGAAGAACAGGCCCCTCCTGCCAGCTTCCGTCTTAAATTGGTCCTCAATGATGGACTTTGCCAGATTGACAGGCGTAGGATTGCTGATCGGTCGCTCATAAGTACCAATGGTCTTAGGCATGGGGGTTTCCTAATGGTCGATAAGTCAAAGAAGGGTGTTCCGACAACCTTCACTCTCAAACAGGAGAGCGATGGCTCCGTGCCAATCGCCACCCTAAAAGGTCCCGCTCACCTTTTCAAGCAAGCCGACCAATCCTCACCCACCCCCACAGCCAAGAAAAAGAAGAAGTCCCCCGCCGAAGTAGCCCGCGATCTCGGCGTCCTAGCCAACATCGACCGCTACATTTCCCAAGGCCACACTCGCCAAGAAGCGATGGAGCGGGTCTCCCGCAACCTCTCGCTTGGCAACAAGTGGGACATCCAACACGCCCGTCAGTACGTTCTCGGCCTCGCCCCCATCGAACAGTCCTCCCCCGACGGCCCCGAAGGTCGTCCCGCTCCCATGGCCCCCCTCCTCGTTGCCAAGGCCAAGGCCGCTTCCTTCAACCCGCTCGTCGCCAACTCCGCTGCGGGTCTCCCCTCTCCCCGTATCATGCGTGATCCCATAACTGGACTCATGCGTCGCACCACTCCAGACGACTTTCCGAGCCCCATCCAAGGCTCGCTCGACTTGTCGAGTCAGTAGTGTACTGGATGTACTAAAGGAATCAACTTTGGCCAACGCCGGGCGAAAGATTGAAACGCAAAAGACCTTCAACTACCGTCGCAACTCTCTTGGAGCGGGCTTTGTCTTCGTGGACTCCGTAGTCCTGTGGGAAGAGTTCGCCACCGCCGGTATCTCTTACCAAGGATTCTTGGCTTGGCTACGCTCAATGGGCGTGCCCTGCGTTCACGTAGGCAAGAAGCGGATCGTCCGCCTCCAATCCTTCAAGCTCGGGCTTCTCGCCGCTTCCCAGATTGGGAGACCCGACTTTCTTACGCCCGGCTGCTCCCACCTCAAGAAGAAGGGTGCGAAGTTCAACATGAAGCACTACACCACCCGCCTCGACCCCGATTACATCCGCGAAAACATGTCCGTCTTCGTCGAAGAACTCCTTCTATCCAAGGCCTCTGCCGGATATTTCCTCACAGAGGAAGTCCGTGAACTGGCTAATTCAGTTGTCGATACCTATATTACCGAGGCTGCAAGGCTGGCCCCCATTCTGGCAGCACAACGCGAGGCTGATGGCCGTTCCCTCTCCAAGCGTCGAATCTTAAAGGGCCCAAGTCATGGAAAAGCCACCGAACAACCTTCTGTCATTCCCGAAGCCACAGCCCTTAACTTCCCCTGATCCATCCACCCAAGCCATCACTAAGTCCCAGCATCACGCCCTCTCATTCTTCGACATCGGTGGAATGGGCGAAGCTGAAATCTCTTCCGAGTTCGACCAGCACGAATTCGTTGAACGCATCATCCAAGATATGCGTGATCCAGACGCCAGGGTTCGTGCAACCGCTCGTCGCTTCTTCTGGTCCCTCAAGAAGGACCTTGCCACCATGGCCGGTTACATCGGCAAGGCTTCCCAGAAACGCGAAGTCGATCAAGACGGAAACGTCATCAGCCAGAAAACAACTCTATCCGCCCAAGTTCTAGTGCATCGTATGAAAGGAATGAATCCGCATGACCACGCCAGCGACCCCACTTCCAGCAGCCACCCCTCAGGAACCGTCCTCGCCCCCGCCCGCCTCGACATCATCGAAGACCGAGAAATCGAGGCCCCCACACCCGGTGGTGGATCAGGCATTCAAGTTGATAGCGACCTACGAGACCCCCCTGATAATCCGCAAAGCAGCGATGGGGATTCAGGACTGGCTGGTTGAAGACGTAATCAGGTGGGCTAACGACGATCCCGAGCGTCTCGCCCGCCTTATCCTCGTCGAAATCTTCTCCCCCGTCAACAAGAGCCCAACCTCCCCACCCGACTTCCGCCGCCCCAATCCCGAGTACGCCCTCTTCGGCGAAGCTCTCATCTGCAACTCTCAACGCTTCTTTAAGGAAGACCCCGTAGCCATTGCCATCGTTATGCTTCGTGCAGCGGCAGGCCGTATCTTCTTTAAGGCAGCCCAAGTAGATG